GTGACGGCCCGCGTGTTCGGGCCCGACGGGGAACTCAAGCAGGAGGTGGTGACGCACAACCTCATCACCGCCAACGGCGACCAGTACTGCGCCAAGAAGCAGTACTCCACCCCGACGGCGATGAGCGGCATGAAGCTCGGCACCGCCTCCACCGCCGCGGCCAAGACGGGCGCCGGTTCCTTCCAAGCCGTCGCCGACTACGTCTCGGGCTCGGCCCACGCCTTGGACGCCACCTACCCCAAGCAGGGGGCCACGGCCGACATCGCACAGTACAAGTGCACGTGGGCGGCGGGCGAGGCCACCGCCACCGGCATCCAGCGCGTCTCCATCACCGACAACACCACCAACGCCGGCGAGGCCGACGGCACCCACACCCTCGCCATCGCCGTGCTCTCCCCCTCCGTCAACAAGGGGGCCTCGGACACGCTGGTCGTGACGTGGGACCACACCTTCCTCGGCGCGTAACGCCCCGGGGAGGGCGGGAATAGGGGTGACGCTCCCAAACCGGAGGACCGGGTATGTTCCGTGGCGTGGCTCAAAAGTTGTTGGTGGTGGTGCTCAACAAGCTCACCAACGAGCGGTTCCCGGGGATCGCCGGTACCCTGTCGGCCAAAGTGGACAAGGGGGCCACGGGCACCTTCCAAGCCTTGGCCGACAACACGGCTTCCGAGCCCGACGCGGCGGCGGCCCCCGGGGACTACTACTTCGACGTCTCCGCGGCGGAGACCGACGCGGACACCCTCGTCTTCTCCGCCGTCTCCACCAACCCCAACGCCTTGGTGGCCTGCCTGCCCACGCGGGTGAACCCCCGCAACGTCAGCGACGGGTACGCCGGGCCCGTTAAGCTCACCGTCACCATCCTCGCCTTGGGCTTCGGCCCCCTGCCCGGGGCCCGTGTGGCCTACACGTTGGGCGTCAACTCCTTCGTACGCACCACCGACGTGAACGGGCAGTGCGTCTTCGACCTCGACCCCGGCACGTACGCCATCTCCGTCACGAAGAGCGGGTACGACTACGTCGACGCCGCCGGGCAGGACGTGGCCGCCTCCGGCCCCGTCACCCTCCTCATGCGGGCCAACGTCGTCACCCCCGTGGAGGACCCCGCACTGGTGACGGGCACGCTCGTCACCTACGACTCGGCCAACGCCCCCGCCTCCGGCGTCGTGCTCCAATTCATGCTGCTCGACGGGCCCGGTACCCCGGGGCACAGCTACCCCCGGGACCCGGTAAACGTCACCAGTGATGCCGGGGGCGTACTCACCGTCGGGCTCCTCCCCGGGGCCTCGTACCAAGTGCGCCGCCTCACCGCGGCCGGGCGGCCCGGGGCTTGGGAGAACGTGGCGGTGCCCGACACCCCGGGGGAGGCGTTCAGCCTCCCCGAGAACCTCGGCCGTCTCAACGGCTAATGGCGGTTAATTCCAACCGCCCGTAAACCGAAGACTTCAACCCCTTACCGCTCTTTCGAAAGGAGCACGCAATGGCCCCGCATCAGTACCAACTCCCCACCCGGCACGTCCTCATCGTCGGCGAGGAGGACAACGGCCGCGTCACCATCAACGCCTCCGACTTCGACCCGGAGAAGCACACCCCGTGCGACGTCGACGGCAACCCGCTGGAGGAGGACGGCGACGAGAACGCCGACACCAACGGGGACGGCACCGTCGACGAGGCCGAGGCCAAGGCCGCCGCGGAGAAGAAGGCCGCCAAGGAGAAGGCCAAGGCCGAGCGCAAGGCCAAGAAGAAGGAGCAGATCCCGCTCCGCCAGTAACGCGGCCACCCGGGAAGGTGGAGACGACAGGCACTCGAAGCCCCTCAAGAGAAGGAAACCCGACCCATGGCCCTCGACGCGACACCGGCAGGCAGCTCGTCCAATTCTTACGGCACCGCCGTGGAAGCGGACGACTACTTTGCGAACCGACGGCTCAACGGCGAGGGGTGGGCGGCCTTGACGACGGCCACGAAGGAACGTGCGCTCATCATGGCGTGTAACCTTCTGGAGAGGGGCTTCGAGTGGCAGGGGGCCCTCCGCCTCTGGAGTCAGAAACTCTCTTGGCCCCGGAGCGGGGTGGAGGTGAGCGACGGCCGTTACGAGCCGTACGACACCGTGCCCGACGGGGTGAAGGAGGCGCAGTTCGAGTTGGCCTTCGCCCTCACCAAGAAGGACCGCTTGGCCGCTCAGGAGCCCGACTTGGTGGGGCTGGGGTTCAAGCACGTCAAGGCCGGCGAGGTGGAAATCGACGTGGACGACGTCACCATCCCCATCATCCCCGACGTCGTCATCGCCCTGCTCGAACGGTACGGCACGCCGAAGGAGACGATGCTCGGCTCCAAGGGAATGAAGCAGATTAAACTGGTGAGGTAGCACGCCATGGGATTGCTCGACGGCCCGCTCAAGGCGGTGATGAAGGCGGTGACGGGCGTACTCGGCACCACGGCCACCCTCACGCGCACCACCCGCCAGTACGACCCCCTCCACTCGGAGAGTTTCGACGCCAAGACAACGCACACCCTGCGCCTCCTCCGGGGCGCGGAGGAGTTCGGCCTGATTAACGCCGACTCCACCAACAAGCGGGAGGCGGATGTCCTCGTCGACGCCGTCAGCGTGGAGGGCGTGGCCGTCGAGCCCAGCAACGTCACCGACACCCTCACCGTCGGCAACGTCCTCTGGCGCATCGTCAAGGTGAAGCCCGTGTACGGGAGTGCGGAGGCCGTCGCCTACACGGTGACGCTGAACCGATGAGTTTCGCCGCCGACATCTCCAAGTTCGTCGAGAAGACCAAGCTCAAGGCCGACGTCGTGGTGCGCAAGATCGCCATGGACGGCCTCGCCGGCGTGGTGCGCATGTCGCCCGTCGACACCGGGCGGTTCCGGGGCTCGTGGCGGGTGGGCGTCAACCGGGTGGATCTGGAGACGGAGCCCAAGGGAAACCAGCACAAGGACAAGAACGGGCACACGCTGGAAGACCCCTTCAAGCAGAAGGCCGCAAACACCAACGTGGCCACGGCCAAGGCCCTCTCCGAGGGCAGCAAGCAGATCGCTCAGGCCAAGTTCGGGGACGTCATCGCCATCACCAACAATCTCGCCTACGGCCCGCCCCTCGAACGCGGCCACTCCAAGCAGGCCCCCCAAGGCATGCTCCGCGTCACCTTCATGCGCCTCCAAACCCAGCTCAAACGAATGGTCGGGAGCCTCTAACATGCCGATTCAAGTGCGACTCATCAAGGAGGCCTTCCGCAAACGACTCATGGCCTTCCCCGCCGAGCGGGCCGGGGAGGAGATCGTCGACGCGGGCACCTCCGTCTGGGAGACGATTCTGGCCGCGGAGCGGGAGCGGATTTCTTGGGAGGGGGAGAGCTTCAACCCGCCCGCTTCCGGCCTGTGGGTGAAGGAGGCTTTCCTGCTGGCCGACGAGGGCCTCTACGCCACCGACTTAATGGAGGCAAGCGGGATTTACCAACTTGATATTTATTCCCCGCAGGGTGAGGGTACGAGGGCACAGGAGGACTTGGCGGATGCGTTGAAGTGGTACTTCAAGCCCGCCTCCTCCTTCGTCGACGGCGAAACGGGCGTCGCCGTCGCAATCGACAAATCCCAACGCTCTAAGGTGAGCGTGGATCGGAGCACGGTGAGTGTCGGGCAAAACTTCCCGTGGCTGAATGTCAGTGTGGAAATTAACTGGCGTAGCTACGCCCCAGAATAGGAGCTTGTCATGCCGACGCTCGCATCGGGAATTCGTTGTGACTGGAGTTACGTTCCGGAGGTGACGCACGGCACCACGCCGGGCTCCCCCGCAATGAAGAAGTTGCGCACCATCGGTCGCAACATCAACCTCACCAAGAACATCCTCACCTCCAGCGAGGTGCGCCAAGACCGGGCCAAGAAGGACGTTCGCCACGGCTTCAACTCCATCGCCGGGGGCCCCTCCTTCGAGTTGTCGGCGGGGGCTTACGACGACTGGCTCGCCGCCCTACTCGGCTCCTCCTTCGCCGCCGTCAACATCACCGGCGCCCCCAACCTCTCGGCCACCAACCCGTCCACCTTCACCCGGGCCGCGGGCTCCTTCGTCACCGACGGCATCCGCGTCGGGGACCGCATCGTCACCTCCGGCTTCACCAACGCCGCCAACAACGGCAAGTTCACCGTCGTCGCCGCCACCGCCACCACCCTCACCGTGGCCGAGACCACCCTCGCCACCGAGGCGGCGTCGGCCGGGCGGACCCTCCAGCTCGCCGGGATGCGGTGCGACAACGGCACCACCCTCACCACCTTCACCGTGGAGCGGCGGTTCCTCGACGTCGCACAGTACCAAGTCTTCCGCGGCGTCAACCCCAACACGCTCAACCTCACCATCTCCCCGGAGTCCATCGTCGGCGGGCAGTTCGGCATCGTCGGCATGAGCGGGGGCGCGATGTCGGGCACGTCGCTCGGCACCCCGTCGGCCGCCCCCACCAACGCCCCCTTGGCCGCGTTCGAGGGCTCCCTGTACGAGGGCGGGGTGTTGCTCGGCCTCGTCACCGGGGCAGAGATCAACGTGGACAACGGCCGGGGCCTCCAGCCCGTAGTCGGCTCGAAGTTCTCCCCCGACGTGTTCGACGGGGAGATCATGGTGACGGGGCGCCTCACGGTGCTCTTCCAAGACGCCACCATGCACAACAAGTTCGTCAACGAGACGGGCTCGAGCCTCTCCATCCGGCTCGACGACATCAACGGCACGGACTTCGTCAACATCTCCATGCCGAGCATCAAGTACACGGGCTCCAACATCGACCCGCCCTCCAAGGGGCCGGTGCCGTTGGAGATGCCCTTCCAAGCACTGGTCGACAACACCAGTGGCGTCTGCCTCTCCATCCAGAAGAGCTAACGCGCAAGACTTTGGTGCGGACGGGGGCTAGGCGTGTGCCGGCCCCCATCCGTTTTTCCCCCTCTCTAGCATCACGTAGGAGCACGCATCATGTTTGACCTGTCATCCCTCCCCACGCACAAGATCGAGGAAGGCGTCGCCTTCGACCTCCTCCACCCCGGCACCAACAAGCCCGTCGGCGTTACCATCACCCTCCTCGGCGCCGACTCGTCGGAAGTGCAGGAACTCCAACACAAGCTCGCCAACAAGCGCATCAACGACGTGGCCAAGGCGGGCGGGAAGCTCAAGGGCCTCGTCACCTCCGAGGAACTCGAAGCGGAGAAGGTGGAGATCCTCGTCAAGGCCACCAAGGGGTGGGACGGGCTAACCGACAACGGGGCAACGTACCCCTTCAACCCGGAAAACGCCCGCAGGCTGTACACGCAGCACAAGTGGATTCGGGAGCAGGTCGAGGCCTTCATCTCGGACCGGAGTAACTACTTGGGAAACTCCGGGAGCGACTCTGTGCCTACGCCCGCCAAGAGTTAGAGCTCAAACAGGAAGTGGCCCCGGGGATGGGCAACGTCGACGCCCACCTCCGACAGGCCGCGAAGCAGATGGGCGTGCCGGTAGAGGAGGTGGCCCCGAGGTCCCACGATTGCCCCAGCGAAGCCCTACACCTTTGGCTTTACTTCACCGAGTTGCACAACGCTAGGGCGTCGGGGGGCTTCGGGCCGTCTCCCATCACCTTCGAATCGATCCGGGCATGGTGTGACCTTACTGGCATTTATCTTCTCCCATGGGAGGTTAAGGCCGTCAAGGAGATCGACAGGGTTTTTCTGGAGGTAACCAATGCCCGACTTAGCGCAGCTCAACCTCGTCATCAACAGCGCGCAGGTACAGAAGGCGAATAACGACCTCAAGGTCCTCGTCGAAATCTCGGGCAAGGTGGAGGGCTCCATGAAGAACATGGGCAACTCCGCCAACGCCAACACCTCCATCGTCGGGAAACTCGGGGACTCGTACCGCAAACTCTACGGCATCCTCGCCACGGTGGCCGCGGGTGCGGGGGCCGTCGGCACCGCGTTGAAGGCCGTCCAACTCGCCGGGCAGCAGGAGATGCGGGTGGTGGGCTTCACCACCCTCCTCAAGGACGGGGACAAGGCCAAGCAGATGCTCGGAGACCTCCGGAAGTTCGCCAACGAGACCCCCTTCGAGTTCACCGACTTGGCCGACTCCGCCAAGAAGATGCTCGCCTTGGGCTTCGCCGCCAAGGATTTGATCCCCACCCTCCGCACCGTCGGCGACGCCACCTCCGCCCTCGGCGGGGGCAAGGAAACCCTCGACCGCATCGTCTTGGCCCTCGGGCAGATCCAGCAGAAGGGCAAGCTCTCCCAAGAGGAGCTCAACCAGCTAGCGGAGTCGGGCGTCGACGCCAAGAAGTACTTGGCCGACGCCTTCAACGTCACCAAGGAGGCCCTCCAACCCCTCATCGACAACGGCACCATCAACGCCAAGGCCGCCGTGCGTGCCATCATGGCTGGCATGAACAAGGAGTTCGCCGGGGGCATGGAGCAGCAGAGTAAAACCCTGCTCGGGCTAGTCTCCAACTTCAAGGACGAGCTCACCACGGTGCTCACCGACGTCGGGCAAACCTTAATCGAGGCTTTCGACTTGAAGCAGGTGGTGGCCAACGCCACCCGGCACCTCCACGACTTCGGGGCCGTCTTCTCCGACGTCGTCCGCGTCGTCGCGGGGATGCCCCCGAGGAACAAGGAGATTGCCGCCACCATGAGGCAGGTGGGCGACGCCGCCAAGATCGCCGCCGGCTTCTTGGAACTGCTGGTGGGCGTCAAGGTGCTCCAATCGTTCGATAACCTGCTGGTCAAACTGGCCCTGATGCGCAAATCGTTCATCTCCCTCACCCTCACCAACGCCCCGCTCCTCGCCGGCGTGCTCGCCATCGGCGTGGCCCTCTCCACGTGGACGATCAGCACCACCCTTATCGACCGCCTGCAAACCCTCCAGCGGTTCGTCGACAAAATCAGCAACTTCTTCGAGTCGGCCACCGACCCCGCCAACGCCCCGCGGGCCACCCCGCTCACCGACAAGGAGAAAGCCGACTTCGCCGCCCGGGAAAAGTTGCGCCAGTCCATCCAGCGGGTGAACGCGGCCAACATCGCCGCGGGGATCGACCCGCAGTTCAACCCCGACGCCACGTTCACCGACAACTTCACCAAGGCCCTGCACGGACTGGGTTCGGCCACCTTCTCGGGGCTCAAGGGCTTCATGCCCGACATCGCCGGGGCCGTCAAGGAAGCTAACCAGCAGTTGGAGGCCTTGACGAGCACACAGGACAAGGGCGTCAAGTCCACCGACAAGTTGCGGGACTCGGCCGACGTCTTCATCGCCGACTTGGAGCGCCAGCAGAAACTGCTGGCCGGCCCCAACTTCCTCAAGAGCTATAACGACGACCTGCTCAACCTCAAGAAGACGCTGGACTCGGAGTACGGGCAACGCGACGAGTCGGTCGGCAACTTCCTCCGCCAGTTCGGCCTAGACGGGCCGGCCAACATGGTGCAGCAGGCCCTCAACGCGGGCAGTCAACAACGCATCGACTCCCGCCTCGACGCGGCCAAGACGGCCCTCGGGGACTTGGAGACGGCCAAGAAGGTGAAGGAAATTAGTGAGGACATGGCGACGTCCCAGCGCGAGCAGAACATCCTCGCCACGACGTACGGGCAGGCCCGCGAGGAGGCCCTCATGCTGGAGAAGCAGATCGGCAAGGCCCAAGCCGACGGCCTCCACTTCTCCGACGAGTACGTCAACAAGCTCAAGGAGCAGAACCACCAACTTGCCGAGCAGGAGAAGATCAACGCCCGACTCGACAAGGCCGCGGAGCAGATCGGGGACGCCTTCGGCAACGCCTTCGAAGACCTCATCCTCGGGGCCAAGAGTTTCGGCGAGGTGATGACGGGCGTGATGAAGGAGGTGGAGAAGGCCGTCTTGGAGGCCTTCGTCGTCGCCCCGCTCAAGGAGGGCATCTCCAACATGGCCCGCGGGGCCTTGAGCGGCGGGGGCAACGGCGGGCTGTGGGGCGGTGTGGCCAAGGGCGTCACCTCCCTCTTCGGGTTCGCCGACGGGGGCATCGTCAACACCCCCACCTTCTTCCCGCTGGGCGGGGGGAACGCCGGCGTGGCCGGGGAACGGGGCACGGAGATCATCGCCCCCGCGGTGAGGGGCCCCGACGGCACGCTGGGGGTGAAGGTGCACGGGGAGAACCGGCCGAAGAACGTCACCGTGAACATGACGGTGATGACCCCCAACGCCGACAGCTTCCGCCGCAGTGACCGGCAGATCGCCTACGACATGAAGAGGAGGATGGGTTAAACATGGCTTTCCATGAGGTACAGTTCCCGCCCACCATCGCCTACGGCTCCAGCGGCGGCCCGGGGTTCAACACCAACGTCATCACCGTGGACTCCGGGCAGGAGGAGCGCATCGCCCGCCGCGGACAGGCCCGGTGTAAATTCGACGCCGCCTCCGGCCTGAAGAAGCAGGAAGACGTCCACACCCTCATCACCTTCTTCCGGGCCCGGATGGGCTCGGCCTACGGCTTCCGGTTCAAGGACTGGAGTGACTACGCCACCACCGTCTCCGGCGTGACGTACGGGAGCCCCGACGGCATCCTCTACGACCAAGTGAGCAACACGGACTGTGTGCTCGGACTGGGCGACGGCTCCACCACCGCCTTCCAACTCGTCAAGGTGTACACCTCCGGCCCCGTGTCGCGCAACCGCACCATCACCAAGCCGGTGGCCGGCACCGTCAAGGTGGCCGTCGACGGCGTCGACCAGACCGGCTCGTTTACCGTCAACACCGCCACCGGCGTCGTCACCCTCGCCGCCGCCCCCGCCGTGGGGGCCGTCGTCTCCGCGGGGTTCGAATTCGACGTGCCGGTCCGCTTCGGGGAGGAGGTCGACAAGGGCCTCCCCGTCTCCCTCGACAACTACCGCTCCGGGAGCGTGTCCGTCCCCCTCATCGAACTCTTGGACGAGGGGGAGAGCAGTGACGAGTGGTTCCCGGGCGGGGCCGTCGAAACCGACCTCACCGCCGACTTCGCCGTCACCGGCGTCAACCGGGTCTGGGTCTTCAAGTCCACCACGGCCGGGCGGGCCGTCTCCCTCCCCGCCATCACCTCCATGGTGGCGGGCGGCCCGCACTTCGTCGTCATCAACGACTCCACCTCGACACAAGCAATCACGCTGAAAGACGCCAGTGGCACCACGCTGACGACGGTCAACGTGGGCGCCGGGGTGGAGGTCTTCGTCAGCCGCGACTCCGTGGGCACGAGGGTGTGGTATGTTAAGTAAAGCCAAGTTCTACGGGGAGGGGTTCTCCCTCGCCTCCGGCCCCCTGCGCCGCGGACACCCCCGGGGCGTCGACATCTCCGCGTACACGCCCTCCACCGGCCCCTTGGTCGCCGCCGACGACTTCACCGCCGCCGACGGCACCAACCTCACGGCCCGCGGGTGGACGGCCGGGGCCGGCTCCACTTGGGCCGTGTCGGGCAACCGGGCCACGAAGACGGGGGGCACTGGCCAAGACGTCGTCTACCGCCCGTGCGCGGCCAACGGCGTGCTCACCGTCACCGCCTACGTCACGGGGGGCGGGGACAACGTCGGCGTCGTGTTCAACGTCGGGGGTGGCAAGTACTGGCTCGTCAACCCCCTCTTCGGGTCGATGGCCCTCTACTACTTCGACGGGGCCACGTTCACCAGTAAAGCCTCCAGCGGGGCCCCGAGCACCACGACGGTGTCCATCGAAGTCACGATCAACGGCGACAACGTCAAGGTCAAACTCAACGGCACACAGTACATCAACTTCACCGAGTCCGGCCGGGCCAACCAGACGGCCACGGGGGCGGGGTTGCGGGATTTCGGAACGCCCGACGGGAGCGGGTTCGACGACTTCGCCTTCAACGCCCTCCCCGGGCTATTCCTCCCGTCCCGGCAGATCAACTACCGCACGCCGATGCCCCCGGGCGGGCCGTACTTCTACCTCCGCAACGCCGGCTCCAACACCGTCCCGCTCTATCAGGACACCGGGGCCCTCCTCGCCAACTGCGGCCCCAACACCGTCACCTCCGTCGTGCTGGGCACCTCCAAGTGGTGGGCCTACCAAGACGTACTCGGCACCGCCAAACCTGTGGCCGACAACGGCGCCTCCGTGCGCACGGTGCCCATCGGGTACCTCGGCACGACGCCCGCGTCGCCCGTGCCCACCAGTTACGACCCCATCACGTGCGACGGGGGTTGGCGTCGGGCCCGTTCGTGCGCGTCGGGCGGGCTGATGGACATCTGGATGGCCACCGACGAGGTGACGCCCCACTTCGTGGACGGGGTGGCCGTCTTCAAGTTCAACGGCAACTGCTACTATTTCAAGGCCTCCGACAAGGAGACGCTGGGCCACGGCTTCTCCCTCACGGCCGACCAAGTCACGTGGTACGCCGACTGCGACGCGTGCACCAACGGGGACGGGGGCGGGGACACCGGTCCCGTGCCGTGCACTGTCCCCGACGCCGTGAAGGGGATGAGTTTCAGCGTGGCGTGGCACAACAAGGTGCGCCTCGACGCCGGCCCGGCCGGGTACGGGGTGGCGTGCGCCCCGACGTGCGAGTCCAACCTCTCCGCCACCGTCTCCGACCCGGCCGGTATCGCCAACTGGAGCGTCGGCGGCACCAACGCCTCCGTGCCCTCGTGCGGAGGGGGCCCCGGCATCCAAGTCAACGTCTACCACCAGAACCTCGGAGACGGCACGTGCTGTTGGGAGGCCCAATTCAGCCAAGACGACAGCCCCACGTGTTATAGTCTCTTCCGCAAGTACACCGGCACGTCCCCGGCCGGCAGCGGGTGGGTGCAGGTGTACCCCGCGCCGTGGGCGTGCGGCGGGGACGGCGACACCCACCAGTACTGCACGGGCACCGGACTGGACGCCATCTCCTCGGTGGTGGTGAGTTGAGTGAAAGCCATGAAGATACCCCTCGTACAATGCGCACACTGGCAACACCTCTCGGTCCACGGGGGCCGGTGCTCCGTCGGGCACGGCAAGGTATCCCCCGGGGTGTGCGAGCGGTGCGTCGACTACTCCGGCCCGGCCACCCGGGTAATCCGGCCCGACGCCCCGGCCGTGCCCGACAACGCCCACCTCTTCCCCGCCCGCGTCGCGGAGGTGGAGGGGTTCAAGGCGGTGTGCCAGACGTGCCCGGATTGGCTGGGGCACTTCCTCGACACCCCGGGCATCCCCGTCGCCACCTCCACCAAGTGTGACGCCTGCTCGTGCCCGGGCCGGAAGGTAAACCTCCTCACGGGCAACTGCCCGCGGAAGAAGTGGAGCCAAGCGTGATCCAACTCCCCTCACACCTCGACGGCCTCCTCAACGACCGGGTCCACCGGTTCGCCACCCTCTGGCGACTCACCCGGAAGGACGGCAACGTCCTCCGGTTCACCAACCACGACGCCGGCATCACGTACGCCAGCCAGTTTTACACCCCCATGGGGGCCATCTCCTCCACGGCCAAGCAGAAGATCGAGGGCCTCCGGGACCGCAACCTCGACTTCAACGGGGCCCTCACGTCCGACGCCATCACGTACAACGACCTGATCGCCGGGAAGTACCGGCAGGCCAAGATCGAGGAGTACCTCGTCGACTGGCGGTACCCGTGGGCCGACCCCTTCGCCAGCTACGTCTACTTCATCGTCAACACCACCTTCACCGGGGAAATATGGCAGGCGCAGGTGGAGGGGCTGACGCACCGGCTCAAGCAGCAGGTGGGCCGGGTGTACGGGCGCACGTGCGACGTCCACGCCTTCGGGGACTCCCGGTGCAACGTCGCCGGGGGCGAGGCCGCGTACACCTCCTCCGGCTCCGTCACCGGCGTCAACGTCTCGCGCCGCGACTTCAACACCACCGTCTCGCAACCTACCAACTATTTCAAGTACGGGTACGTTAAGTGGACCAGTGGGCTCAACACCGGGCTCACCATGGAGGTGAACAAGAGTTACGGCACCGCGGGCAGGCTCACCCTCTGGCTGCCCATGCCGTACGACGTCGCGGTCGGGGACACGTTCAACGTCGTGGCCGGGTGCGACCGGTTGATCGGCACGTGCTTCGAGAAGTTCGACAACGTGGCCAACTTCCGCGGGTTCCCGACGATTCCCGGCACCGACGCGATGCTCAAGACGCCCAACTCCAAAAGCTGACTCATGGCCCGACGCACCGACATCATCGCCTACGCCCGCACGCTGGTCGGCACCCCCTTCCAACACCAAGGGCGCCTCCCCGGGGTGGGGCTCGACTGCGTCGGGCTCCTCGTCGCCGTGGCCCGCCGTTTCGAGCTCACCTTCCACGACCACACCGGGTACTCCAAGTACCCCGACGCCCAGTCCTTCCTCCGCGAGCTCTCGTCGGGCCTCATCCCCATCGACGCCAAGGAGGCCCTCCCCGGTGACGTGCTCACCTTCTGGGTCCGCCACCCGAGCAAACCCCAGCACGCGGCCCTCGCCTCCGACCGCGGGATGATCCACGCCTACCACTCCTTCCGCCCGGTGGGGGTGGTGGAGGAGCCCGTCTCCCGCTTCTGGCGGGTGCGTGCGACGCAGTGCTTCCGCTTCCCCGGGCTGTACGAGGAAACCCACCCCGACACGTTCCGCATCGACTGGCACGGGGGCAAGGAGTAACACACCATGGCGACGTTGGTCCTGATCCCCCTCTTCTCCTACCTCGGCTCGGCGGCGGGTTCGGCCGGCGTCACCGGGGGCATCATCGGGGGCATGAGCGTCGGCGGGGCCGCGGCCATCGGCGGGGCCATCGGCACCGTCGCGGGGGCGGCCCTCGGCACGTACATCGACCAGAAGTACGTGTACCCGATGTTCCAGCCCACGACGAACACCACGGGCCCACGCATCGACGACCTGCCGATCCAGACGGGGAGCGAGGGCTCCCTCATGCACTACGCGGTGGGGGCGGAGAACCGGATGGCCGGCACCGTCATCTGGCTCTCCGACTTGGTGGAGGTGAAGCGGGAGGAGTCGGTGGAAGGCGGCAAGGGCGGGGGCGGGGGCAGCAAGCAGACGACGTACGACTATTACCTCTCGTGCGCCGTCGGGGTGTGCGAAGGCCCCATCACGGCCATCAAGAAGATTTGGGCCGACTCCAAGCTCATCTACGACGCCGACGGGGGGCTGGGTTCCGGCACCGCCTCCGGGTACGTCGTCAACTCCTTCCAGCCCGTCGGCGACGAGAACATCAACATCGACTCCGGCACGGGCAACTTCCGCAAGGGGGACGTGGTCAGGTTCGGCACGCAAACCACCACGTACGAGGTCTCGAGCGACTTCAACGAGGGGGACACCACCCTCGTCATCGAAACCCCCGGGCTGGTCGACGACGTGCACACCGGCGACGCGGTGACGCTGGTGCAGGGCGGGGACCCGGAGAACACCAACAAGGATCGGCGGGTGCACCGCATCCGCATCTACGTCGGGGACGAGTCACAGGTGCCCGACTCCATCATCTCCGCCGCCATCGGGCCGGAGCTGACGCCGGGCTTCCGCGGCCTGTGTTACGTCGTCATCGACGGGCTCCAGCTCCGCGACTTCGGCAACCGCCTCCCGCAGTTCTCCTTCCTCGTCCAAGTACAGACGCACGAATCCCTCGCGGGGGCCCTTTACAACATCATCCACCGGGCCGACATCGCGGACTCGGAGATGAACCTCGACTACGTGGCCCACTCCGTGCGCGGGTACACCACCACCGGCCCCACGGAGATCGTGCGGCAGATCGAGCCGCTTATGCAGGCTTACACGGTGATGACGCGGGAGAGCAACGGCGTGCTCTACTTCTTCACCGAGGGGTACGAGCACCAAGTAACCGTCAACCCGAACGACTTGGTGGCCCAAGAGGGGGAGGGGAGTGCCGGGCGGCCCTTCATCCTCCAAGACCCCTCCGGCTTCTCCCTCCCCCGGGAAGTCAACGTGCGGTACATCGACCCGTCCGCCGACTACCAGTCCGGCAACCAGCGGTACTCCCGCACCGACAGCTTCACCACCCACGTCGAGAACCTCGACGTGCCCATCGTGATGAGTGCCCGCGACGCACGGGACATGGCGGCGAACCGGCTGTGGCGGAGTTACTCCGAGCGCCTCCAAGTCCAGTTCTCCCTCCCGCCCCGGTACGTCGTGCTTGAGGAGAACGACCTCGTCAACATCGACTACGCCGGCGAGCAGTACACCGTCCGCCTCTCCGAGGTCACGCAGGGCAATAACTTCATCGTCGAGTGCAAGGGCGTGTTGACGGGCAAGGCCGACGCCGACGAGGCCATCGACTGTGCCCGCCGCCTCAACGAGGCCGAGCCCGTCACCTTCCCCCTGCCGATGACGGCCGCCGTCATGGACTCCCCGGCCCTCCAAGACGCCGATTCCGTGCAGGCGGGCGTGTACGTCGCCGCCTCCACCGTGCTGGGACAACCCAACTTCACCGGGGCCGCCCTCTACGCCTCCGCCGACGCCACCAACTGGAACGCCGTCGGGAGCGTGGGGGCCACCTCCACCATGGGCACCACGTCCGACGACTACGGGGCGGGGCGGGGCACCCTCGGTCCTGCGTCGGAGGGGGTGATCGACTACGTCTCCACCGTCGACGTCCTCCTCCAAGGCGGGACCCTCGAGTCCGTCACCCCCGAGCGCCTCCTCAACGGGGCCAACCGGGCTTGGGTGGGGGCGGAGTTGGTGGGCTTCCAGACCGCCACCCAGCTCGGCCCCATGGCCTACCGCCTCTCCGGGCTCCTCCGCGGGCTCCGGGGCACGGCCACCACCGCCCACCACGCCGGGGAGGGGTTCGTGCTCGTCTCCCCCGTCACCGTCGGCTTCCAGCCCCTCCAAGGCGGGGCCATCGGGGCCACCCGGTACTACAAGGTGGTGCAGGACGGCCAGTCCGTCGACGACGTGCCCACCCTCACCTCCGTGTACACCGGCAACAACTTGAAGCAACTCCCCGTGTGCCACCTCGACGCCTTCCGCGACGCCACCACCCACGACGCCACGCTGACGTGGAAGCGGCGCACCCGGAGCCTCGTCAAGGCCTTCGCCCCGTACAAGCCGCTTGGCGCCGACGCGGAGCGGTACGAGGTGGACGTCTTCGCCGGCACCGACACCGGGGCCATCCCCCTCCGCACGGTGACGGTGACGAGCCCCACCCTCACGTACACCAAGGCCCAGCAGGACGCCGACACCGGCTCCTCCTCCGTGGCCTCCTTCACCGCCGTCGTCTACCAGATCAACGAACAAGTCGGCCGGGGCGTGCCGGCGTCCGTGGTAATCCCGTAACTGGAGCAATTCATGGCATCACAGACCGGAAACTTCGCCGTCCCCTTCATCTTGGAGAGTCAAGCCTCTCAGGAGGTGACGGCCAACGAAGCCTTCGTGCGCTTCGACGCCCTCATCGGGCTCACCCTCGACTCCGTCCGCTCCCCCGGCAATGCACCCCCGGGTTCCGCCCCGGCCAACGGCACCGCCTACTTGGTGGGCTCGACGCCGACGGGGTTGTGGTCCAGCAAGGCCGGGAAGATCGCCGTGTACCACGACGGCGGGTGGTACTTCGCCACCCCGAAGAACGGGTTGGTGGCGATCAGCCGGGATACCGGCAAACGCTACGTCCACAACGGCACCAAGTTCCGCATCCTCTCCGGGGTGACGAGCAAGGCGTACGCCGCCACCATCACCCCCGACGCCGACGACGACTTCGACCTCGTCGTCGCCGCCCTCACCGGCAACGTCACCGTCGCCAACTTCACCAACACCCCCGACGACGGGCAAACCCTCTGCATCCGCTTCCTCCAAGACGCCACGGGCGGGCGCACCGTCTCCTTCGGCACCAACTACAAGTTCACCACCGCGGTGCCGCAGAGCCTCATCACCACCACGGCCTCCAAGTACTGCTTGGTGCTGTTCAAGTTCGTCACCGGCGTCGGCTTCGTCTGCACGGCCGTCCTCCCCGACATCGGCTAAGGAGTCACCCACGTGTCCGTACAAACCAAGGCCCCGAGTTCCAACGCCGTCGAGCAGAGTTACCCGCAGTTCACCAACCCCGGCAACGCGTACGCCTCCGACTCCTCCGGGGCCACGGCGGCCATCTCGGCCCCGTCGAATCAGGACTTCGCCAACCGGTACGGGGGCTTCGGCTTCTCCATCCCGTCCGGGGCCACGATTACCAACGTCACGGTCAACGTGCGCTACAAGTACAGTGCGGGCACGACGGGGTCGAGTGGCATGCAGTGGTTCGGGTTCCTCTACCGCACCGGCTCCACCACCTTGGTGAACAACGGGCTAGGGTACTCCTTCGCCTCCCCCACCCCCCGCGGGGCCGCGGGCTCCCCGGCGTACGCCACCTACCAGACGGAGAGTTTCGACGTCACCTCCCTGCGCACGTGGGTGGACACGGACTTCGACGCCAACTTCAAGCTGGGGCTAGACGCCCGCTTCGCCGGGGCCGCTGGCACGGTGGACCTCGACTACGCGGAGGTGGTGGTGACGTACACGGGCGGGAGTTCCGGGGGAGGGAGGACCGGCTTCTTCCTCGGTGCGCGGTAAACGTAAAGAGGCCCCACGTGCGTGCGGGGGCCTCTCACTCGGGCCCGTCGGGACGTGATGCACCCCGACGGGCTCTCTTTATTTCGGCTTTTCGACGTACTCCACGACGGCCCGCACGGAAGGGGCTTCCGAATCGAGCTGGCTGCCCTCGTACCCTCTGGAGACCTCCAGCGTCACCTTGGCGACGTTGTAGCGCTCCCTGTAGTGGGCTTCCACCGCCTTGCGGATGTCCTCCTCACCTAGCGTAATGGTGTGCCTTGCCATCACTCACCTCCTCCGACCGGCGACAGCGTCTCGTACACCACGACGCGGGAGACGACGTAGGAGCTGGCGTGCATCCCGTTCACCATCGTGTCCCGCACCGACACCAGTTGCCGGGTATCCCCGAGAAACTGCTCGACCTCCGAATCGAGCTTGGCGTAAGCGGACCGAATCGCGTCGGCCCCCACACTCCCGGTGGAAGCCACGAACGTCTTCACCATCATCACACACCTCGTTTCTTGCCCCAGAGGATGGAATGCAACCGGGGCGTAAGGACGTACCCCATATCGGCCAAATGTGGCACTAGCCACCGACACGCCGCCAAGATTTCTTCCGGCTCCTGCCCGTACGGCATGACGTGGATTTGGAACCCCCGTTTGCGAACTTGGAAGAAGTCGTCGAATTGGGCCACGGCGAGCAGGTCGTGGTCGTCGCGCACCACCAGTTTCACGCACGTCTTCCGCTCCCGCCCGGCCAGCGCTTCGAGGATCGCCGCCACGTTCTGGTCGTACTCGTGCTCCCCCTTCGGCCCGGTGAGGCACGGCGTCACCTTGGGGGAGAAGGAGACGGTGTCGAAGCGGCGGAAGAACCGTTGGCACTGTGCCGCCGTCAACGCCTTGCCGACGTACCCGGACGTTTCGAGTGACTGCCACGGCAGGAAGACGTCGATGCGGTCGAGGAACGCCAAGACGTTCTCGTTGGCGTAGTGGATGAGGGGCTCCCCGCCCGACACCACCAGCCCGCACCGCGGGTGGGCCACGTTGGCGGCCCGGATTCGGCTCGCCAACTCCTCCAAGTGGGTGACGGTGCCCCGCTCGCTCCCGTCCCACGTCCAACTTGTATCGCAACCCGGACACTGGACCGGGCACCCGTGGAGGCGGAGGAAGTAACAGGGTTTGCCGACGTCGAGGCCCTCACCCTGAATGGTGGGGCCGAAGAACTCGTTGACGGGGACGGTGAGTTTCATGGGAAGGTATACAAACGAAGGCCCCCGGGCACCGTCACGCACCCGGGGGCTACACAAGGAGTTTTGCCGAGGGATTACTTTCCCGGGTTGTACCGGATGTACTCACCCAACCCCGCCTTCCTGAATTCCTCCGCCATGTCCAACTGACTTTGTATTTGTGCCAGAAGAGCCATCCGCACGCGAAGTGGCATCTTGGCTTCTAACTGCACTTGGCGCACTAACCAATTGTTGATTATGTCGTCCTGCTCCCTTAGTTGGAGCATACGACCCACGATGCTCTCAACGGCATCACGGTTGCCGTGGAAGAGGGTAACAAGCCCGGCCTTGTTGGTGTACAAGGCCGTGTGCGTATGGGGCTCGACGTCGTACTTAGTAACGATTACTTGGAATTCGTCATCCCGTACGTGGGTGACTTTTGTAACCCCATCCCGGCTAATTACGTTCACCGTGGGGGGTCTTCCAAGTGAAATTAAAGCCTCACCTTCCGGAATATTTAGTAGTTGCTCTAACATCGTCGTCATCTCCAGTAAAAGACTCTCAGGGGTACGACACGCTTGGCCACGACGGGCTCGTCACCCTTCCTGCGGAGGAACACCCGCCGCACCAGCACCACCGCCAGAGACTTCGCCGGCCCCGTCATCCGCCCCCGGCTGAGCACCTTGTACGTCTTCCCCGGTTTCAGCCCGTACGCCCGCGCCGTCTGGAGTGCTCGGAGTCTCACCGGCCACCTCTTTCTTTCCCCCGTAAGCCCGGGCCATCTCCCCGTCGTCCTCGAAGAACTCGGTCGTGAGGATCATCCCCAACAACTCGCCGCGCCTCTTCCCCTTGTGCGTCTTGACGGCATCGGCCCTGCTGCTACACCCGTACCCCGCGATGGAACGCAATTCGTCAAGGGGCTTGTCGGCCAACTCCTCCGCACGCTCTGCGATGGCGTACATCAAATCGTTCTGCGTTTTGTACTTCACGGTGAAACTCCTTGTGTCTGCTGGGAAACGACGAGGGAAAAGGGGGCCGAGCCCGCATCACGAACGGCCCGGCCCCCGGGAGGTAGAGACTACTCCTTGGGCAGCTCCTTCAAGGCCGCCTTCATCATCGCCGCCACCTCCTTGGCCACCTTCCCGTCCGGGGCCGGCACGTTGTCGCCGTTCCGCCCCTTGCGCGACTGGATCTTGACGGTGGTGGGGTCGGGGTCGAAACCCACCTTGACGGCGACGGCGGTGACGGCCTCCTTCGGGGCCTCCTTGAAGGCGGCCCCGACGTACCGGAGAAAGGCACACATTCCCATCCCGTTCCACTCCGGGCGGATGACGGCCTTCTTCTCCTTCTTCGGGGCCGGGGCCTTCTTGGTGGCCGTCACCTTCTCCGCCTCCTCCATGGTGGCGTCGGTGACGCCGCCGTTGAGCCCCTCCTCCTTCATCTTGTTGGCCACCGTCTGCGCCGGCGAGGGTTCGGGCTTGGGGGCCACCCGCTTGACGGGCTTGGGCGGGTTGACGGCGTTCCCCGGGTACTTGGCCACCTCGGCGGCGCCCTCCGGGGTGGCGACGAAGTACCCCGACACCTTCCCCTTGGCCACCAGCCCGTCCTTCTCCAGCGCACCGAGCTCCAGCTCCACGACGCGGGCGGGGACGTTACTCTTGGAGGCGACGGCGACGGCGGTGACGCCCTTCCCGGCCTTCACCAGCGCCCGGAGGGTGGCCTCCCGGTTGGTGAGCACCACCGGCGTCTTGGTGACGGGGGCCTTCTTTGCGTTGACGACGGCCTCCGCGGCGATCATCGTCTTGGCGGTTGCCGGTTCCACGAAGTCGCCCAGAATACCGCCCCCGACGCCGACGGTGGCGGGCTTCGGCGTCTCCCGGCCGTTGACGACGGAGGGCTTGGCTGCCTCCAAGATGGCCTTGACGTCGGCCTCCGTCACCGTCATGCCCTTCTTCCCCATCCGCTCCACCGTCTGCTTGGCCGAGCGCTTCTGGGCCTTGAAGGTGAGAACGGCGTCCACGATTTCCTTGGCGTATTGTGCCATGATGCGACACTCCTTGTGTGTTTGCTCCGATTCACCGTGAATCGGGAGGAGGTACTCCCCCGGGGAGGAGTACCCCACCCGTGCCACGATCCTAGTTGCTGCCGACGACGTCTTCCACGGCCCCGTCGACGGCGTAAATCTGGCCCGTCTTGACTTCCTGATAGAAGCGACACTCGGCCACTCGGCCACCGGCGAAGGAAACCCGGCGGTCAATCCGGGCCTTTTCGGTGAGGTGCTCGGGGAGGCCCACGGTATTCTTGGCGAGCCACGTCACGTCGGCGAAGTCCACCTTGTTGGTGACGTGCAACCCGGTGCCGTCTTGGTACACCCCGTACATCCCGACCTCCACGTTTACCTTCTGCATGACTGTCTCCTTGTTATGGTTATAGTTTAGGTATAACCGGGGAGAGGGTCAAGCAGAATCCAGCAAAATTATTCCGAAACCTCCAGATAGGTGAGGAAGTCGGCGGCCAACTCGGCCCCGTTGCGGAAGACGAACCACGTGCCGTACTCCGTGGATTCCTCCTCGTACTCCAGCCACTTGAGGTGGTTGACGACGTCTCCGGCCTGTGCCTTGAGGTGGTTGCGCCAGAGGGCGGTAATCACCGTCACGCCCCCGGCCTCGTCACACCCGGAGTCCTGCGTACACCACCGCACGAACTCGTGGAAGAAATGCTCCATGGTGGGGTACGTCTTGCCGGCGTTGACGGTGGCCTTGTACTTCCGGTATTGGCCGTTGCTGAGGATCGATTCGGGGAGGTGGGTTTCCACGACACCCAACGTCATCGGGTGAGTCTTGGCCATCATCTCCGGGGAGTCGGCCGGGGGTGTCGTTGTCTTCTTCGTCTTCTTCGATTTCTTTGCCATGACAGTCTCCTCGGTAAGTGAAACGGGGTGAAGTCTCCCCCGCGGGGGAAACCACACCGTGTCACTCACGGGAGGGGCTTGACGTCGTCCAAGTCGCTCTCGTGCGTCATCCCCAACTCCTTGGCCCGTCTCACGGCGTCCTCCCGGGAAGTACACCGGATGGCCTCCGGGCCGTAGTTGTCGTCAGTCTCCAACAACCACGTGCGGTTAATCTCGGAGTACCAAATGCAACAGAGTTTCTTGACGTCGACTTCCACGTAAGCCATGACGAGTCTCCTTGTGTATCCCTATACCTTAACCCTTCCATCGGGTGGGTCAAGGTTATAAGTCCGACCGGGGTTTATACACCCCACCCCACCCCCCGGTGTACATCTTCCCAACTCGATAACCGACTCTCCCCCGGCATTCGTCACCCTCCAACCGGGTAGACGGGGAGACGTGGGGCCCACCCGACGACACGAGGGGTGGAGAGGGTAAGACGCCACACCCGGGGACCCGGTGTGGTGCTGGGACGTCTCCCGGTGACGGCGATCACCCGCGGCACGACTCCCCCAAGCTATCCCGTGGTATCGGCTCTTGGCACACCTCCCAAGGAAATGGTGGAAACCACGGCCACGTCAACCGGCATACCTCACCCATGCCGGGAGTGAGTGCCACGGCATCTGACTTCGCTGGGGTCCACTCCCGACTCCCTACCCATGCGATAGCAAGGGATGGGAGGAGGGGAGTGTGGGTATACCTTAGTGGCACTTACCAAAGGAGATGCCATGGCGCAAGTGAAGTACCCGCCACTTAAATACTCCGACTCCACCTCCTTCAAGGAGCGTGAGGCGTACGCCGTGCGATTCACCAAACGGTACCCCAAAGACGAGCAAGGACTCCCGAAACTTTACATCCCCTTCTACGAATTCGGCCGGCGCCAAAAGCTATCCATCATGGTGGCGTGGCAGAAGTGTTTCGGTGACGGCCGGTACGTACTCCTCACCCGCACCAACGTAATGAAGTGGTTACGTTTCCGGTGCGTCTTACCGGACCACTCGCACGCCCGCGGCGTCATCGACCCCTTGGTGGACTTCTTCGAAGAATTCATCGGGCAGACTTCGTACGCCGTGAAACCGGGCCAGCGCTCCATGGCTCGCGCCGCCTTCCGCGTATTCCAACGGGACACCAACGATTGGGCGGAAGCACGCACGGAAGACTGGCGAGTCAACGCTCCGCCCGTGAAGACGTGCGACGCCTTCTTCCGAATCCTCCACCTCGCTCACCACGAAAAGGTGCTTTCAAACTCCTACCACATCCGCCACAAACCACGGGAGCTCAACCGATGATTAAGCACGCTTGGATATCCCCCTGCGGGTACTACCGCTGGGAACTCGTACGCACGTGGGCCTCGGGCAAACCGACGTTACTGTACGTCATGCTCAACCCCAGCACTGCCGACGACACCAAGGACGACGCCACGTTGCGCCGGTGCCTCTCCTTCGCCGACCGCCACGGGTACGGCTCGATCCGCGTCGTCAACCTCTTCGCCTTCCGGGCCACCTCCCCCGCCGTCATGCGGCGGGCGGAAGACCCCGTCGGCGAAAAGTGCGACGAGGTGATTAGACGCAACGTGAGAAGGACCGACGACGTCTGCCTCGCGTGGGGAGCCCTCGCCGGGCGGGTGGCCAAGCGACGGGCCGAGGCCGTACTCAAGATGCTCCGCCGGACCTTGGCTGAGTTGAAGGAGTACACCGACAACGCCGACGGGGCCGTGCCCCGGGAAATCCCCCGCCTCCTCTGTCTGGGCACCACGCTCAGCGGCCAACCCGTCCACCCCGTCCGACAACCCGGGTCCGCCCGGTTAATCCCATTCCGTGGTTGACTTCCCCGGAAACTATGGTTAAGGATTAACCATCGGAGGACTGTGTACCATGGTAGCGACGCTGAAACGACAACCCGGGCCGCCACAACGGGAAGAGACCCACGGGGAACTCATCCGCCGACTCGTCGCCGAGTTGGTGGACACGTCGTACCTCTGTCGCGTCTTCAACCGCTCCGACCTCACCGTGCAGCTCTGGCGTCAGAACAAGGGGCTCCCCCACGTCGTCATCAAGGGCGACAAGCGGGACGCCATCCGGTACTACCTCCCCGAAGTGACGGAGTGGGCCGCCCGCAACAACGTGCGGATTTTCCCCGTTGAGCCCAAGGGGGCGGGTGCGATAAACAAGGCCGCCGACTAGGAGACTCGGCCCCACGACCCCGGTGGGGCTTTACTCGACGCCCGTTCCTGAGTCGCGTTCGTGAATCCGCCGAGTAGCGGAAGTACGGTGATTCGGTGCGGGAAGGGGATTACCGGAGAGCAGTCACATGGCCGACTTGCTGGATAAACTCGCGGAACTCACCCCGGCCCAGCAGAAGGAAGCGCAGGCCCGCCTCGCCTTCCTCTTGGGCACGTCCGCCTCGGCGACCCCCGACGCCGAGGCGGGGGGAGGGGCCCCGTCGGGGACGGAACGCCTCGCCCTCGACTGCCTCCGGGAAGTCATGGTCGGGTACGGCTTCCCCTTCCCCAAGAGCGACGCCCTCGTGCGCCGCCACCCCCGGTACGCCGCCTTCCTCACCGGGGCCGAGTTCCTCGCCGACTTCGTGGAGGAGGCCGTGCGGCCGGAGAACCGGGTGGAGCGGGTGGCGGCGTGGCGGTACCTCTTCGGACTGGTGGCCCGGCACCGCATCCGCCTCCGCCGCGACAACGACAAGGCCCGGGAACTCTCCTTGGAGAGCTTCGCCCTCGACCTCCCCCGCGTCGGGCAGGTGGTGGAGCGCAACCTCCCCGGGTACGTCACCGCGGGGCTCCTCGGCGCCGTCATCGGCAAACGCAGAACCCCGCGGGAGCGCATCCGGGTGAGACGGGTCACACGGGCGGCGAGCGCCTGACGCGAGCGGGGGTGGAGGGATGACGGCCACCCCCGCCGTGACGCCGCGCGGCACTCGCCGACACTCACCGCCTCGCCGGGCGACTCCGCAAGCCCCAGCCCGGCGAGGCTCCTAGACTTCAAACTCCCCCGGCCGGCGTAGGCCGGGGTGCCATTCAGACCCCACCGGCGCCCACACGGGCCGGTGGGGTTTTGGTTTGTATACCTTCCCATGAAGTTAAACGCCGGGATACAGGAAGCCCTGCTCGCCATCCTCTGCTTCGACGACACCCCGGGCGGGGCCCGCACGGCCCTCGCCTTGGTGCCGCCGCGGAGTTACGACACCTACTTCCGTGACGTCGCCGAGAAGGCCGCGGAGTACTTGGAGAAGTACAAGCACGCACCGGGCGAGCACACCCTCGACATCGTCGACCAGCTCAAGGCCCAGAAGGAAGACTCGGCCGAAATCTTCCAGCGCATCTACCGCTCCCTGCTGGCCACCAAGGACACGATCAACCGCGACTACGTCTTGGCCCGCGCCGGCGTCTTCCACCGCCAGCAGAAGCTCAAGGCCCTCTTCACGCAGGGTATCGGGCTCCTCCAACAGGGGAAGGAGTCGAGCGTCGACGAGGCCGAGGCCCTCCTCTACCAGACGCAACGCAACACGCACGACGCCTTCGAGCCCGGCCTCCTCCTCAACGACGCCAAGCAGGCCACCAGTTTCCTCCGGATGGAGGACGAGTACTTCGACACCGACGTCGCCCTGCTCGACAAGTACAACCTCGGCCCGGTGCGGGGCGGGCTACACCTCTTCGTCGCCGGCCCCAACAAGGGCAAGAGTTGGTGGCTCAAGCAACTTGGGCGGGCGGCCATGCTCCGGCGCAAGCGGGTGCTCCACGTCACGCTGGAGATGAAGAAGGAGCAGGTGGCCATGCGTTACATGCAGATGCTATTCTCGCTCACCAAACGGCAGGCCGCCGTGGTGTACCAGCGCATAATCAAGGAAAAGGGCTCCTTCGTCGGGGTGGAGCCGGTGGAGATCAAGTCGCGGCCCTCCATGGACCTCGACTCCATCACCCACCACATCCTCAAGCAGCACAAGAAGGTGATGAGCCACCGCCCGCCCTTCTGGATCAAGGAGTTCCCGTCGGGCTCCCTCACCGTGGCCGGGCTCCGGGCCTACCTCGACTCCATGGAGGGCCGTCACCACTTCATGCCCGACCTCATCCTCATCGACTACCCCGACCTCATGCGCATCGACCCGAAGAACAAGCGGGCGGAAACCGGCACCACGTACGTGGAGTTGCGCGGCGTCGGCGGGGAGCGCAACGCCGCATTGGCCGCCGTCACGCAGGCCAACCGCGACGCCGAGAACGCCCGTAAGGCCATCATTCAGGGCAAGCACCTCTCCGAGGATTACTCCAAGTTCGCCACCGCCGACACCATCGTCACGTACAACCAGACGGACGAGGAGTACCAATTGGGCCTCGCCCGCCTGTTCAACTTGAAGGCCCGGGCCGACGTGAAAAACCACGCCATGCTCATCTCCCAAGCCTACGCCATGGGCCAATTTTGCATGCACTCGGCCCGGATGAAGAACTCCGACCCCAAGTATTGGCAACTCGTCGGGGAGCCGGGGGACGGTGGGAATGGTACAGATGAAGAGGACGTGGACTACGCCGACTCGGAGGATTAAGTGGCAAAGAAATATAAGCACGAGGTGAAGCTCGCGTACTACCTCACTCCCGGTGACGAGAGCTCCGTCATCGCGGAGACGGTAAGCCGCAAGGTGTTGGTGACGCCGCTCCGTTTCGTCATCCGCCCGGAGTGGGTGGAGGAGCCGGAGTGCTGGTCGTCTCGCAAGGTGCACTTCAAGAAGGAGTACCGGTTCGACCGCGATACCGGGGTGCCCGTTGACACCGACGCCGGCAAGTGGAGGCTCGCCAAGGGCGAGCTCCAGAAACTCAACCTGCGTTTCGGGGAGTCGGATTCCGCGGCGGTGGCCGAAGGCTCCTACCACGAGCCCCAACCGAAGTATCAAGGGGACCCCGCCTTCAAGAAACCCCCGGTCCCGGGGCGGGTGAAGGTCCGGGTGAGGGAGGAGACGCCCCAACGGGTGAAGATTGAGGACCGCCCGGAGCCCCTCACCCTCCAACCCGGGGAGATGGTGGTGGTGGAGTTCAACGAGAACGTCTCCCTCGTCCAGCCGCTCAAGGGCGGGCGGGTGCGCGTGTCGTACAACCCCGCCTCCAAGATCCCCGTGGCCAAGTACTACGCCCACCTCCGCCCCGACGGCGTGCTCGAAATCATCCCCGGGTGTGTTCTGCGGCCGAAGGAGTGACGCGACGATGGGCCGACACGTCTACCAGCACGACCCGAACGCCGGCACCGCCTCCCCCGGGCGGGTGCTGCGCCTCGACGACGCCGTGCGGGAGTACGAGGGACTCGTCCTCCTCTGCGCCTTGGAGGCGTGTAACTGGAACAAGTGCGCGGCCGGGAGGCAGCTCGGCATCACCCGCCAGCGCGTACTCCTCCTCTGCAAGAAACACAACCTTCACGCCCCCACCAAGGCCGAGCTCATCCGCCCCACCTTGGAGGCCAACGGGGGCAACATCCGGAAGACGGCCCGGCAGTTGCGGGTGTCCCCTTCCACCGTCTGGAAAGTAGCCCATGGGCGAGATTAGCCGACAAGTCGTCCGGGAGTACTTGGCCGAGCCCAAGCGGGACTCGAGCCTCGTCAAGCAGTTCTCCCGCAAGGCCCTGATGAGGAAGGCCAAGGCCCTCGACGTCGAGCCCGTCTTCCACACCGAGCCCCGCACCCACCAGCTAGCGTGCTTCCTCCTCCAAGTGAAGTACCGGCACTACATCCACCTGCTCGACATGGGGCTGGGCAAGACGTGGGTGGCCCTCAACTCGGCCCGGTACTTCATGCACACCGGGCGGGTGCGCCGGGTGATGGTAATGGTGCCCAACACGGCCAACATCAACGATTGGGTCGAGCAGGTACAGAAGCACACCCCGTCGCTCCGCGTCGCCTCCCTCGACGGGGGCCGGGACGGTCGCACGGAGGTGCGGGACTCCGACGCTCAAATCGTCGTCGGCACGTACGCCGGGTGGTGGACGGAGATGTGCGTGAAGGCGAAGGGGCGGAAGGGGAAGAACCGGCTCAAGATCCACCCGCCGACGATCCGCAGGTGGGCCAAGGCCGGCTTCGACATGATGGTGCTCGACGAGATGAACATGGTGGCCAACAAGGACTCCCTCCCCCACCGCGTCTGCTGGCAACTCCGCAAGCACATGGCCGCGAGTATCGGGCTCACCGGCACCCCCTTCGCCAAGAAGGACGACGGGCCGCTGGCCGTGTGGGGCCAGTTCCGCATCATCGACGGCGGGCTCACGTTCGGGGAGTTCGGGCTCTTCCGCGGGGCCTTCTTCTCGGCCACCAAGAAGTTCTTCGGCGGGTACGACTACAAGTTCCGGAAGGGGTTGCGCCGGGTGTTCAACGCCTTCCTCCGCAACCGCTCCGTCCGGTACCGGCAGCGGGAGTGCGGGGACCTGCCCCCGCTGGTGGAGACGCCCGTGCACGTGGTGTGGCCGGTGGAGACGTGGAAGTACTACGAGCGCCTGCTCGCCGACCTGTACGCCGCCAAGGGCAACTTCCGGGCCCTCAAGAACACGTGGCTACAGATGCGACAGACGGCCAGCGGGTTCCTCACCGTCAAGGACCCGGAGGACGAGAAGCACGTCATCCGGTTCAAGCAGAACGCCAAGAAGGAGGCCCTGCTCCAACTCCTCTCCCTCGTGCCCGAGCACGAGAAGGTGCTGATCTTTCACGATTTTAAGACTACCGGGGAAATCATCGCCGACGTCGTGAAGGAGGCCAAGCTCAAGCACCTCCGCATCGTGGGCGGGCAGAGCAGGAAAAACGGCGTTAACCGGGACCGCTTCGTCAAGGAGCCGGGCATCCGGTGCCTCATCTCCTCCACCGCCGGGGCGTACGGGCTCAACCTCCAAGTGGCCCGCTACGTCGTCTTCTACGAGCTCCCCAACAACCCGCTCCTCTGGCAGCAGATGTTGAAGCGGGCGCACCGGATGGGCCAAGAGGGCACGGTGTTCACGTGGTACCTCTTGGTGAAGAATTCGGTGGAGGAGCGGATTTACAAGGCGGGGCTGGAGGGCGTGGATTTGCTCCAAGCCCTCGTCGACGGAAAGGCTAAAGTCGCAGACGTATTCGAGCCGATAGGAGACGTATGAGCAACATCACCCCCACCGCGGAGAAGACGCAACAACCGAGACGCCGGGAGTACCTCGGCCAGTACGACACCCTCGCCAAGCGGGCGTACCACCGGTACACCATCGACCCCAATGACGGCCCCGTACTCCAGTACGAGCAGTGGTACCGCACAGTCTGGATGCCCACGCAGGGTGGCACGGCCGACGTCCCCGAGTAGTTGCTAAACCCCCGAAATCCCGTCACTTAGCAAAATCCGGAATAAAATCCGGATTCTTTGCTTGACACCACCCCACACGATACCTAAAGTATAGGGATAACAAGGAGACAGATATGAGCAAGTCTATTAAGCATTCGGTGACGGTTGACGGCAAGGAATTCACCCGCAAATCCCCCCGCACCTACACGCACGCCGTAATCGCTCGCACCAGCAAGGAGAATTTGGTAAAGGCTTCCACCAACGAGAAGGCCAAGGCCAACTTCCTCCGGGAGTGGGATTACCTCACGGGCGGCTGGCGTCGGTGGCAAGACCAGAATTCCCCCGAAACCAACGCCCACCACGCCGCCAAGGAGGAGGAGTGCAAGGCTCTCGGCAAGGATGGGGCTTGGGCCAAGGAAGTCGCCCGTATCATCGCCTCCGCCGACGCCAAGGAGTACCGCAGGGCGGTGATGGGGTGGAGCCAGTCCCCGGAAAACGCCATGAAGATGGCCAACAAGTACCGGGGCTTCACGCACTGGACGGACAAGAGCCTCCCCGTGTACGTGGAAGTGGAAGTCATCCCCGTCAACCGGGCCGAGTAGAAGAAAAGTGGCAAAATTATAACCACCCGGGGGTTGACCCTCCGGGTGTTTTTGCTAAAGTATAGGGATACTCAAGGAGACAGTCATGGCAGACGGCAAATACACCATCGAATGCACGAAGGATTACAACTCCTTCTGGAGCAAGGGCGACGCTTTCGACGCCGACACCCTCAACCAAGAGGGCGGGTGGATCGTCGGCAAGGACATCGACGGGGAGCGGTACCACTTCCCCCTCACGCACTTCACCTTCCAACGCAACCGCTCGGGCGACTACGGGCTCCACTTCCTCCTCCCCTTCGCCAAGTAAAGGAGAAACGTTATGGCAACCGAAGGCATCCGAATCCGAGTCACCACCACCATCGGCTCCACCACGCTGGCAGAGAAACTCGAGTCCCTCACCGTGGAGGAGGCCATGTCCCTGCTGACGGCCCTCTTCCCCGACTTCACCGCGGAGGAGAGTCTCGCCGCTCTCCGGAAGGGGTACGTCTTGACGGAGGCGGCGTCGCACCACACCGCCCGCATCCGCCTCACCACCGTCATCCGGTTCGAAAGGTTCGAAAGCAAGTAACGGGTGGTCTTCCAACTCCCGCGGCACCCGACTCATCGTGAGCCGGGTGTTTTCGTTTGTATACCTTCCCATGACACCACAACCCAAGCTAAACGTCCAACCCATCCTCTCGCAGTTGGAGATTGCCGCCCAAGTCAACCGCCACGGCCAGCTCATCACCCACCACTACACCGGGGTCGTGGGGGAACTGGTGGTGGTACCCGTCCTCATCGGGGCCCTGCCGTTCGCCGCCGACCTCCTCCGGTTCATCAAGCGCCCGCTACGCGTCGAGCCCGTGCGCGTCTCCACGTACAAGGGGGAGACCAAACACGTCGCCCCGCCGAAGCTCCACGACGACGTCTCCTTCGCCAACGGCCGGCACGTCCTCGTCGTGGAGGACATCCTCGACACCGGCACCACCTTGGCGCACGTCGTCACGAAACTCCGTCAAGCCGGGGCCCTGTCGGTCGAGGTTATCGCCCTCCTCCGTAAGCAGGGTACGCAGACGGCGTTTCTGGAAGAGCCCCGGTGGGTGTGCTTCAACGTCCCGCAGTGTTTCGTAGTCGGGTACGGGCTCGACTACCAGCACCTCCACCGCAACATGCCCTTCATCGGGGCCTTGGTGGAGGAGCGGGGCGTCGGGAAGAAGCCGGAAATCGTCCAATCCTGAGCCATGCCCTTCGACTTCCTAGCCTTCCTCGCCCAAGAGGCCGTGCCCCACGTCGTGGGCCCGGCGAAGAACGTGCGCCGCAACCACGTCGGGCTCCAGTGCCCGTTCTGCGGCCCGTCGGACCCGGGGATGCACTTCTCGTACAACCTCGACACCGGGGCGTACGGGTGTTGGCGCGACTCCACCCACCGCGGCAAGAACGTCTACCGACTCATCCAAGCCGTCAAGGGGTGTAACCGCGACACGGCCCGCGAGATCGTGCTCGACGGGCTGGCCACGGAGGAGGTGAGTTGGGAGGAGCTCACGGAGCGGGCCAACAACCTCTTCAAAGCAAAGCCGAGGAAGGAGGGGCTCAAACGAATGCGCTTCCCCGACGACTTCAAACCCCCGGCCAAGACGAGGCTCCGCCGCCCGTTCTGGGACTACCTCCGGTACGAACGGGGCTTCCTGAGGGAGCACGTGGACTCCGTCGTCGAGCGGTACGGGTTCATGTGTTCCCTCGCCGGGCCGCACGCCGGGCGCCTCATCATCCCCGTCCAAGTCAACGGCGTCCTCATCGGCTGGACGGGGCGCACGATCCACGACGTGGAGCCCCGGTACAAGGCGTGGCCCCCGGGCGACACCATCAAGCAAGGCCTCCCGTTTTACGACGTCGTAACCGGCTTTAACGAGGGTGCTCGCGGTGCCGTGGGTAACGCCATGCTCGCCGTCGTGGAAGGCGGGCTAGACGCTCCCAAGCTCGACTTCTACGGGGCCGAGTACGGGCTCAACGCCCTCCCCATCATGGGCACCAGCGCCACCCCGGCACAACTCACCCTTATCGCCAAGGCCGCCAAGTTCTACGAGCGGGTGGTGGTGCTCCTCGACCAGAAGGCCGAGGCTTCCGCGATGCTGCTGGCGTCACAACTGGCGACGGTGGGGGCCGTGGCCGACTTCCTCCCCGACGACGTGAAGGACCCCGGGGCCTTCACCCCACGGCGTGCCGAGAAGTTCGCACGCCACCTCGTCAAGAAGTGGGGGAGGTGAGCCCGTCACAACCTTTCGGCGTATCCAATACGTGTGCGATTTGACTTCATTCTTTCACCCCCTACGTTGACGAGATCCCCGCGGGAGGAGTCCCCGCGCGGGCCGTATCTCGTTTAAGACATCCTAGATTTTCCCCTCCCTCAACCGGGGTTGACGAGTCAACCGACTATGGTTAAGGTTTAGGGTTGGTGTCGATCCCTAGTCGGGTGTGGTGCCCGACGCGAGACACTGATGGTTGCCGGTGGTGGTGTCACCGGCCAGCGGCTCCTCACATCTCCGGAGTCTCTCGATGCTACGCATCCGTTTCGTCAACCGTGACGGGGAAGAAGAAGACAGGGAAGAGCGGCGGGTGGAGTTCAACTCCATGCCGTGGGACGGGCCCATCAAGGGGTACGCCATCAACTTCATCGAACACGTCGCGTGGATGTTCGCCAACCGGTGTGAGCCCGATGACCTGCTCCAAGAGGCGTGGGTGGTGTACTGGAAGGTGAGCGAGGCTTACCCGCACATCTCCAAGCGCAAACACTTCATGGCCCTCTTCAAGTCGGCCCTCCGCAACCACTTCATCAACTACAACCGCAAGCTCAAGCGGTTCCCCGACGTCGTCTCCTTGGCCGACGGAGGGGACGGGGAGGGAGGCGACTCGTCGGAAATGCTGCCGCCCGTCACCGACGGGCTCGCCGCCGCCGAGCAACGCCTCTTCCGCGACTTCGCCCCGGAGCCGGTGAGGAACGTTATCAAGCAACTCTGCGAGGGGGAGCTTCCCCTCCGGTACGAGTGGCGCGACGGGGTGCGCGAAACCACCAACGAATTTCTGGCCCGCGTGGCGGGCGTGCCCGCCTCCACCCCCGTCGTGGAGATGGTGCTCCAGTACGTGGACGGGCAAACCCCGAAGGAAATCAAGTCATGAAGACTACGTGCATGCGCCGGATTCAATTCTGCTCGGGCCACCGCCTCGTCGGGCACGAGTCCAAGTGTTCCCACCTCCACGGGCACAACTACGTGGCCATGATTCACTGCGAGGCCGATCAACTCGACGGGGTGGGCCGGGTGGTCGACTTCTCCTGCATCAAAGACGTCATTGGTAATTGGATTGACGAGCAGTGGGACCACGGGATGATCCTCCACCAAGACGACCCCAACGCCCACGCCATCGCCACCGCGAATCTCGGCGGGGTGGGCCGACAGAAGCTTTACTTGATGGCCGTGAACCCCACGGCCGAGAACATGGCCGCCCACCTCCTCCAAGTGGGCAACCAACTCTTCGAGCGAGCCCACTACTCCGTCCGCGTCGTCAAGGTGGTGCTCTGGGAGACGGAGAACTGCTTCGCCGAGGTGACGGTCTAGGGAGCAGGGCGAGAAGTAGCCCCCGCAAAATTATTTTGCGTGCCCCGTTGACAACCGATTTGCCCTGAGTGTATACCTTAGCACAAGTCGTGAGTGGCCGAGTGGCACCGACGCAGGGAACCCCAACCTCTCCCGAAAGGAGACGCATCATGGCGACGAAGCAGCACGCAATCGAGAAGGCCCTCATCAAGGCCACCGGGCAGGCCCCCCAGAAGGACGGCGAGAAGCGCGAGAAGTACCTCGCCCGCCTCGCCAAGGCCGGGGCGAAGCTGGAGGAGAAGGACTGGAAGGGCCTCACCGCCGACGTGCAGGGCTGGGTGAACGCCGCGGGCGCCGCCTTCAACGACGAGGAGCCCCTCCCCGAGTTCGACGCCGTGCCGGCCCCGAAGGGCAAGGCCAAGAAGGGCGCCGCCGACGACGACGAGGAGCAGGACGAGGACGAGGAGGAGGGCGACGACGAGGAGGGTGAGGAGGAAGAGGAAGAGGAAGAGGAAGAGGAGGGCGACGACGAGAAGGAGCAGGAGGAGGGCGACGAGGACGAGGAGGAGGAAGAGGAGGAGGAGAAGCCCGCCAAGAAGACGGCCAAGAAGGGCGGGGCCAAGAAGGAGCCGAAGGAGAAGAAGCCCCGCGACGGGGCCGTCCACAAGATCCTCACCGTCTGCTGCAAGAACCCGGGCTGGCCGATGGACAAGGTCAAGGCCGAGCTGGAGAAGAAGGGCGTGGAGACGAGCGAGGCCACCATCGCCACGCAGTTCCGCAACGCCCGCAACGTCATCGCCGTCTTGAAGGAACTCGGCAAGCTGGCCGACTAGTCACTTGACCCCGGCACCAGAGAGAAGGAAACCCCCGGCAACTCGCCGGGGGTTTTTCGTTCCCCCGGTGTGTATACCTTCTCAACCAACGTACGTAAGGAGACAGTCATGCACAACGACGCGATGCGACAAGTGGAGGGCGGGAGCGCCTTGGTGGTGCTTTCGGGCGGGCAGGATTCGACCACGGCCCTCTTCTGGGCCTTGGAGCGGTGGAAGGACGTGCGGGCCGTCACCATCGACTACAACCAGCGCCACCGGCTCGAAATCGACGCGGCGAGGAAGGTGGCCCTACTCGCCGGGGTGCCCCACGAAATTGTCGAGGTCGGCCCCGTCCTCACCGGCACCTCCCCGCTCACCAACCCGCAGGAGAAGGTCGAGCACTACCCCGACTCCGCCTCCCTCCCGGGCGGGCTGGAGAAGACGTTCGTCCCGCTCCGCAACCCCTTCTTCATCACCATCGCCGCCAACCGGGCCGCCGTCATGGGCACCGACAACCTCGTCATGGGCCTCTGCCAAGAGGATTACGGCGGGTACCCCGACTGCCGGGCCACCTTCGTACAGAAAATGCAGGAGGCCATCTCCCAAGCCCTCTACGGCACCGATACCGGCTTCACCATCCACTGCCCCCTGATGTTCCTCACCAAGGCCGAGTCCGTACGGTTCGCCAAGGCCCGCGGCCCGGTGTGCTGGGAGGCTTTGGGCTTCTCCCACACGGACTACGACGGCCAGTACCCGCCCGTGCCCTTCAACCACGCCTCCCTCCTCCGGGCACGGGGTTTCAACCAAGCCGACGAGTGCGACCCCCTCATCCTCCGGGCCAAGAGCGAGGGGAAGCTCCCCGACGACTACCCGTGCGACGGGCTGGTGGAGGGCACCGTCTACGGCAACCCGACGACGTGGGCCGACGCCGTGCGGGCCGGGCTAGAGGCCCGCAACGGGGCCAAGGGGACGCCCACCACGGCCGAACTCCGGGCCGCGGGGAAGCGGGGGAAGGGGAAGTAACGGCAGCTTCAAATCGTCAACCCGGGAGTAAAGGCGGAATGTTTCCGCCTTCTCCCGGGTGGCTTTTGGTGGAGAGACGGTGATGAATCAAACGGCGTACGAATTAAACGGCACCGAAGTCGAAGCCCACGTCATCGAACGATTCGTGCGGGCTTTGATTCGGCGTGCCGGTGACGACCCCAACCGCCCCGGCGTGACGGAAACCCCGGCACGTTTCCTCAAGGCTTGGGACTTCTACACGTCGGGCTACAAGCACAAGCCGGAGGAGTTCTTCAAGACGTTCGCCGACGGGGCCGAGGGCGTGGACGAGATGGTGGTGGTGGGTCCGCTCCGCGTCTACTCCATGTGCGAGCACCACCTCGCCCCCTTCTTCGGCAAGGCGTGGATCGGGTACATCCCCAACGGCAAGGTACTCGGGCTCTCCAAGATGCCCCGCCTCCTGCGCATCTTCTCCCGCCGCCTCCAAGTGCAGGAGAGGCTCACCAACCAAGTGGCCGACGCCATGGTCCAACACCTCCAGCCCCTCGGCGTCGGCGTCGTGCTCCAGTGCCGGCACCTCTGCATGGAGTGCCGGGGCGTGGAGGAGGTCGGGGCCGTCACCACCACGTCCGCCCTCCGGGGCAACATCAAGAACCTGCCCGACGCCCGGGCGGAATTCTTGGCTTTCGCTCACAACGGTAAATGATCGACGTCGACGCTTACATGAATTGGCTAACCCGCCCGGAATCGGGCAAGGAGAACGTCATGAGTTGGTCCGCGAGTGGAAAGATCCTTACCCAACCGGGTCGTGCCCCGGTAATCGAGCTGTCGGCACAGCAGACGCAGACGGGCAACGGGGCTCAGGAGTCCAAGGACGCCTTGGAGATGGCCAAGACCGTAGCCCGTGACATCGTCGACACCGGGCGCCTCGGCACCGGTGAGTTCACCGTCAACCTCTCCGGCCATGCTAACGACGGGAATAAGCCGGTGCCCGGGTGGTCCAACGACTACCTCACCATTACCATCAACCAGCAGTCACCGCCGAAGTAACCCGGCACACCACAACCCGCAATCCCCCGGCAGGACGGGCGGTCTCCCCTCTCCACCAACGGGCCACCCTCACCACCCTGCCGGGGGATTTGCGTTTTGTATAGATTTGACGGGGAGACTAAGGTGAGCCCGCGAATGATCCGACACGTACGACTACTCCTAGACTCCGGGGCCTTCTCCGCTTGGCGGATGCGCAAGCGGATTCCCCTCGCGGAGTACGTCGACTTCGTCGAGCGCCACCACGACTACCTCACCCACTACGTCAACCTCGACGAGATCCCCGGCACCCCGGGGGCCAACCCCACCTCCCGCCAAGTCGACGAGGCGGCGCACGCCAGTTGGTCCAACTACCTCAAGATGCGCGAGGCGGGCCTCGACCCGTGGCCCGTCTTCCACATCGGCGAGCGGTTCCTCTGGCTGGAGAAGATGGTGAGTGCCGGGGCGAAGTACGTCGCCCTCGGGGGCATCGCACTGGTCGACGAGCGGGAGCGGCGGCGGTGGCTGGACGACGTGTTCCACTTCCTCTCCGGCAACCGCGGGTACCCGATGGTGAAGGTGCACGGTCTCGGCGTCTCCTCCGCGGAGATCATCCACCGCTACCCGTGGGCCTCCACCGACTCGACGACGTGGCTTAGCGTGGCGTCCAACGGGGCCGTGCTCATCCCCGCCGAGGGCGACTTCGAACGCAAGCCCCTCCAAGTCGAGTTCGTCACCAAGAAGCTCAACGGCGAGGCCTCCACCTCCACGGCCAAGGCCGCCCACTTCAAGCAACTCGGCCCGGGGTATCAACGGTACGTCACCGACTACCTCAAGCAAGAGGGGTACGAGCCCGACGGGCTGGAGCACTACGTGGACCGGCGGCGACTCAACGTCCGGTACTTCCTCCGGTGTGCCGCGGCTCACCGCCTCCGCCCCTTCCGCTCGGTTACTAGCAACGTGTTCCGAACCGCCACCCTCCCCGGCCTCCCGTCGAAGCCCGACCGGTTCCGCTTCTACTTCGCCTCGGACCGCCGGTGGATGATGGCCAAGCCCCTCCACGACGAGGGGGCCCGCAATCAACTCCTCTCGTACTACATGCTGAAAGACGCCACGGACTTGCGGGAGTACGTGTTGACGGGCGAATTCCCCCACATCGAAAAGGAAGCCAGCAAGTGAGCAAGGACTTCGCAATCAAGTTGATGCTTGACAGTGGCGCGTTTTCGGCGTGGAAGCTCAACAAGGAGATTTGCGTCAAGCGGTACCGCAAGTTCCTCCTCCGCAACCGGGAACACCTCTGGTGTGCCGTCAACCTCGACATCATCCCCGGCCGCCCCGGCACCCGCACGAGTAAGCAGGTGGAGGAGGCCGCCGCCGCGTCGTGGGCCAACTACCAGTACCTCACCGAAGCCGGGCTGAACGTGATGCCGGTGTACCACTTCGGGGAGCGACTCGACTGGCTCAAGCGGATGGTGGACTCGGGGGCCCCGTACGTCGGACTGGGTGGCGTGGCCACGGCCCCCGACAGGGTGCGCCGGCCGTGGCTCGACGAGATGTTCAACTTCTTCTGCGGCACCAAGGGGTACCCCACCGTCAAGATTCACGGCATGGGCATCACCAGCCCGAAACTGGTGGAGCGGTACCCGTGGTACTCCACCGACTCCATCTCTTGGGTGGGGCTGGGCGGCATGGGCATGTGTACCATCCCGGTGCCCGACGCCTCCGGCCGGTTCGACTACTTCCGCAACTTGAAGGTGGGCTTTTCCAAGGGGAGCGTCAAGGGGCTAACCAACACCCAGTCCCTCCGCGGAGACCACTACAAGTCTTTGGGCCGTGGCACCCGGGCTTTCGTGGACAGGTGGCTCGAAGAGGAGGGCTTCGACGCGGAGGAGTTGTGCGAGAACCGCAACACCCGTCTTCGGGTGAACGCCCGGTACTTCAAACGGATGGCCGAAGCCCACCCGATGAAGCCCCACCTCCGCCGGGCCGGGCTATTCTCGGAGCCCGTCAAGCAGTGTGACGCCGGCAAACCGCCGTTCAAGTACCGCATCGTTTTCTCCGGCGCAGACAAGGACCCCGACGCCGTGATGCTCACCAAGGAGCGGTGCCGGTACCGCCTCATTAGCTACTTCCTCTTCATGGACGGGGCCAACCCCGTCGACCTCCCCCGGTACGTGCGCACCGGGTGTGTGCGCGAGCAGGAGGGGGAGAAGATTCGCCTCCGGGTATAACTTTCCATGAAGAAAACCAAACCCCAAGACGACGCTACCACCGTCACCGTGCCCCGCCAAGAGATGCTCGACACCCTCAAGCGGGTGGAGCCGGCCCTCTCGGGCAAGGACCTCATCCAAGTCTTCGCCTGCCTGTGCTTCACCGGGGACAGTGTGCACGCATTCGACGACGTGGTGGCCCTCCACCTCCCCACCAAGGGCTTCGGCTTCCGGGGAGCCATCCGGGGGCGGGTGCTCATCGACACCTTGGCCAGCTCCAAGGCCAAGGAGGCCACCCTCTCCCAAGACGGGCACGAGGGGTGCGTCGTCGTCAAGGCCGGGCGGAGCAAGTTGATGATCCCCCTCCTGCCCGAATCGGAGTTCATCTTCAAGAAGTTGCCGAAGATGAAGGACGGGGTGGTGGTGAAGGTGGGCCGGGAGTTCGTCGACGCCTTCGCCCGGGCCATGGTGTCGATGGGCCGCGACGCCTCGCACCCCACCCGCCTCGGCGTGACGATGGCCACCACCTCCGACCCCAAGCCCGGGTTCCTCTTCTACTCCTCCGACAACAAGGCCGCCACCCGCGTCTACCTCCCCGAGAAGGGGGCCGACGACGCCGGCGAACTCGCGGCCATCCTCCCGCCCCGCTTCTGTGAGTTGCTGGTGGAGATCGGGAAGGAGGACGAGCCCACGCAGATCACCTTGACGAGCGAGTGGGTGGAGGCCGTCTTCACCTCCGGGCTCCGCCTCTTCGCCCGGGCCATTCTGGGCGACGGGGTGGAGATGTTCGAAGGCGTGTTCGCCCGCCAGTGGAAGCGCAAGCCGAAGATGGTGGACGTTCCCAAGGGGCTGGACAAGGCCCTCGAACGGGCCATGGTGGTGGCCAAGTACGCCAAGGAGCCCTTCACCGCCGTCGCCGTCAAGGAGTCGGTGTTGCGCCTCACCACCCTCTCCGACTCGGCCGGGCGGGTGGACGACAGGCTCTCCGACGTGGAGTTGCCGGACGTCTCCACCCGCGTCACCCCGGACCTGCTGTACCGGGCACTCCCCATGGCCGAGCAGTTCGGGTTCGGCGAGGGGTGTGTGCTCTTGAAGGGCGACGACTTCGACCACCTCATCACCACCATCGAAGCCGGCGAGTAGTACGGCCCCTTTCCCGCTTATCGACCCTTGGTTAGACATGCGCCTTACGGGGCTCATGGCCGGGGGCGGGAAGGGGACTTTTGTTTGGAGTCATAGTAATGGCGTTGATGGAAGGCTTGTTCACCCGCACGGAAGTCAAGGAGAAGGTCCTCTCCGTCTCCCGCAAGATGGCCTTCACCCCCGAGCGCCTCCACCAACTCGGGCTGGCGGGCGTGAAGGGGATGAACCCCCGGGCCAAGCACCCCAACATGGAGCCCAGCGGGCCCGAGTCGTCGAAAGTCTACGTCCTCTCCCTCCACCCGGGGGAGGAGGAGGACAAGCAGAACCGGCCCCTCATCGGCAACTCCGGGCGCTTCCTCTTCCGCCACCTCCCCGTCAAGACGGGCTTCCGCCTCGGGTACATCGTGCGCACCCTCCCGCCCAACGGGAAGGACGGCAAGCCCCGTAAGGTGACGCCGACGGAGGTCGAGTGCTTCCGCCCCTCCGTCGTGGCCGACATCGAGCGCGTCAAGCCCCGCGTCATCGTCGGGCTAGGCACCGACGTCGCCAAGTGGGTGCTCGGCGACGGGTTCAAGGTCGACGTCGGCGTGGCTCGCGGGCGCCGGTTCCCCGTCAAGGTGGGCTCGCACGTCTGCTGGTTCCACCCCGTCTACCACCCCTCGTACGTCCTGCAGAAGTTGGAGGAGGAAGAGGCGGCGAGGCGGGCCGGGCGGCCGGTCAAACGCAACCTCGACGAGCCCAACCCCAAGGACTTGGAAGACGCCTTCCACCGCGACTTGGTCCGAGCGTTCAGGGACGGGAACGAGGGGGAGGATACCCCGGAGATCCTCGACGCGGACCTTGACACCCTCTTGAAGCCCGTGACGCTGATGGAGGGAGGCGGGGAAAAGGAGGTGCGGTACGTCGAGGCCTTCCTCGCCAAAGCCTCCAAGAGCAAGCGGGTGCAGTCGGTGGACCTCGAGTCCAGTGCCCTCCGCCCCTACACCAAGGGGGCCAAGCTCCTCTCCGTCTCCGTCGGGCATTGGGAGGGGGAGACGCTGGCGATCGCCCTCCACCACCCGCAGGCGCACTGGAGCAAGCCCCACCTCGACCGAATCCACAAGGCCCTCAAATCCTTCTTCTGCTCCAAGGCGAGGAAGGTGGCCCACAACCTCTCCACGGAGCTGGAGTGGTTTGCGTACGTGTACGGCCCCGACGTCCTCAAGACGGCCAAGACGTGGCACTGTACGTACAACCAAGCGTACGCCCTCGACGAAAGGAAGGGCGGGCACTCCCTCAACTTCCTCTCCGTCCTCCGGTTCGGGCTACAGGTCAAGTCACTCTCCAAGGCCACGCTAATCACCGGGAAGGGCTCCGGGCCACTCGCCGACTTCTTCGACGTGGGCACGGAGGAGAAGATCGACCGGGCGAGACTGGAGCAGACGAAACTCGCGTACGTGCTCAAGTACAACGGGCTGGACGTACGCTTCACCTCGTACCTCGAGACCATCCAGCGCCGACTCCTCCGGGCCGATAACCTCTGGGGCTTCTACAAGGACTTCCAAGTCAAGCGCATCAAGGCCCTCGTACAGGCCCAACTCTCCGGCATGGTGGTGAACGAAACCGCTACCGCGGAGTTCACCACCGACCTCTCGGCCAAGGTGAAGCGGGCGGAGCGGGCCATCCGGGAGCTGCCGGCCGTCAAGAAGTACGTGGCACGCTTCGGGGAGTTCAACCCGGGGTCTGAGAAGCTCATCAAGAAACTGTACGCCGACGTGCTCAACGTCAAGCTAACCTCCACCAAGGAGGCCACGCTACTCGACGTCAAGGCCAAGTACCGGGGAGACGCGGCGGAGCTGGCCCAACTCATCCTCGACTTCCGCAAGCCGGGGAAGATGCTCTCCACGTACGTCGACCCGCTCAAGGCCGACACCCCCAACTCCGTGCTCTTCCCGGATAAGAAGATCCACGCCGTCTTCAAGGCGTGTTGGACCGGCACCGGGAGACTCGCCGCGGAAGACCCCTCCGTACAGAATTGGCCGAAGCGCAAGAACGCGTGGCTCCGGGCCGTCATCGGGTGCCCTGCCAACCACGTCATGCTCTCGTGCGACGAGGGCCAACTTGAGTACCGCGTGGCCGGGATGAACTCCCGGGACAAGGTGCTGGTGGACTCGATGTTCACCGGGTTCGACGTCCACCAGTATTGGGCCGAGCGCATCGTCAGGAAGTACGACAAGACTTTCCTCGCCCGCGGCGGGGACATGAAGGCGTTCCGGGGCGACGTGAAGAACCAATGGGTATTCCCGCAAATCTTCGGCTCCTCCCCGGGCTCGTGCGCCAAGAATCTCCAGATGCCGGAGAAGATTGCCTATGAGCTGGCCGAGGAATTCTGGGAGCAGTTGAAGGGCGTGCGAGCGTGGCAGAAGCGGGTGACGGGGTTCTACGACAAGCACTTTTACGTGGAGTGTCTCTCCGGGCGCCGGCGCCGCGGGCCCCTCTCGTACAACATGCAGATTAACTCCCCGATTCAGGGCCTTGCCTCCGACATGGTGGTGGACGCCATGGTGAGACTGGCGGAGCTATCCATCACCCTAGACAAGCCGTACCTCGCTCCCGTCCTCAACATCCACGACGACCTCACCTTCTACGTGCCCAAGCGGCGGGTGGAGGAGGCGCTGGAGTACATCGTGCCGGCGATGCTCACCTTCGATTACCCGTGGGCCGAGGGCATCCCGATGATGGTGGAGGCGTCGGTGGGCAACGATTGGGGCAATCAATCCCCGGTGGGCAAGTTCGACGGCGTCAAGCTCGGCATCGGAAACTTCACGGCCCGGGCCGCGTAGAAAATTCGGCCCGGAATTCACTCGACCCGACCCGGGGCCCCGCCGATAATACCGGGCATGGTTGACGTCTTTTACCACCGCTGGAACCGGAAGGCCGAGAATCACTGCGGGCCGGTGGAGTGCCTCCAACTCGACACCGACTCCACCTCCCTCGACGACATCTTGGCCGACTTCCGGGAGGAGTACGGCACCACGGGCTCCCACCACACCTCCGGCATCTTCGAAATCCAAACCGACACCGGCATTTACCGCCGGTGGGACGGCCGATCCTTCGCTAAACGCCCCCAGACGGCCCAATTCTTCACGTGGGAGGAGCTGGAAGTCATTGAATTGCAGGGACTTGAGATGCCCTGAAAATTCTTTGCTAAAGGGGGTTGACACCCCGCCCGATGATACCTAAAGTATAGGGATAACAAGGAGACAGTTATGAAACCCACGCAACTCCAACTCATCACCCTTCGCCGCATGGCCGTTAACGTTAAGGTTGACGGCACGATCTCCCTCCGGGAGTCCATGGTGGGCCTCCCCACCATCGGGGCCTTCTATCGGATGGGCCTCATGGAGAAGGTTGGCAACGATACCGTTAAGCTCACTTCCAAGGCCGTCGCTTTCGTCAAGTAATTCAACCCTTTTCACACAAGGAGACTCGTCATGGCCGCCACCGTCACCGCCAGCAACTATGCCATCCGCCTCGCCTTCCAAACCGCCTTCGGGCAGAAGATGAGCACCACCCGGCACGGGGGCTTCGCCGGGGCGCTAACCGCACTCCTCACCCGGCTCGGGGAGACGCAGGCCGAGCAACTCTTGGCCGTCTTCGAACGCCCGGAGATGGGCTTCCCCAACGATCCCAACTACCTCCCCGACCGCAAGGCCGGCGTCACCCTCCCCTTCTACGTCGTCACCCCCGTCGCCGGGGAGGACTCCGCCTTCAAGACGGACAAGCCGTTCCGCACGTTCGAGTTGGGCAAGGCCGAGTTCGTGCTCCAGCAGTGTGTGGCCAAGGGCATCCCCGTCACCACCGCCACCCGGTTCACCTCCAAGAAGGCCAAGCAGGACACCACCCCCGACGACACCGGGGAGAACTGCTAAACGGTGGGGTAAAACCCGAGTCCGTCGGGCGCCGCCCACCTCCCCCGGGGATGTTCCCCGGGGGTTTTGCTTTTCCCGGGCAAAATTCTTTGGAAATTCCCTTGACGGGGTTGACGATGATACCTATAGTTTAGGCATAACAAGGAGTCAGTCATGAGCAACGTTTCCCGTCAAGTCACCGTGTACGTCAAGGACACCCCCGTCACCTTCACCACCACCCTCACCTACGCCGAGGCGTGGAAGAGGCTAGCGGAGTTCACCATGGCCGGTGGGCCCCTCGCCAACTCCTCCTTCGCCAAGGATCTGCTCGCCAACGGGAAGAAGTACGGGCTCTCCGAAAAGCAACGTAATTGGGTGGTGAAGTTGGTTCACGACGCCATCAACCCCGTCGCCACCCCGCAGGTGAAGGCCGACACCTTCGCCGGCATCCTCACCCTCTTCACCGCCGCCAAGCAACACCTCAAGTTCCCCAAGATTTGGCTCCAAGTCGGTACCCAGCAACTCCGCCTCGGCGTCGCCGGGAACGCCTCCAAGTACCCGGGCGCCGTCAACGTCACCGACGGGGTGTTTAACGGCACGTGGTTCGGGCGCATCAACACCGACGGCACCTTCACACCCTCCAAGGCCCTCACCCCCGAAGTCGCCAAGATTCTGGAGCAACTCGCCGCCGATCCCGTCAAGACGGCCGCCGACTTCGGGAAACTCACCGGGCGGTGTTGCTTCTGCAACAAGGCCTTGAAGGACGAGAAGAGCACCGCCGTGGGGTACGGGCCAGTTTGCGCCAAGAAGTTTAACCTCCCGTGGGGCAAACTCACCCCCGCCGACTTGGCCAAGGTCACCTTCACCGCCGAGAAGGGGGAGGAGACGGAGGAGTACGACGCCGACGACGTTTCCCCCGAGGCCATGGCGTGGAGGCACGGCAAGAAAACCGCCTAGCCGAGAGTGGGCCGGGTCGGGTACTCTGGCAAATGGAGTACCCATCCCGTTTCACCCTCACACAAGGAGCACCGTCATGGCCGGAAAGTTTTACGTCTTCGCAGAGGATTTCTGTTCTTGTCTCGTCGGGCCGTTCGACACCAAGGAGGAGGCCGAGGCGCACCTCGTCTGGTGCCGAGACGTACGCAACGACGGGGCCACGATGGAGGTGGTGTCGGAATTCATCGGGGAGAGACTCGTCGCCGTGGCAGACTCCAAGATGACGCCGGCCGAGGACAAGGCTTGGGACCCCGCCGAGTAAGGAGACGACAGTGGCAACTAAACTCTACACCGTCTGGACGAAATCCCCCTTTTACAATAATCACGGGTATATCCGCAACGATGACGAGTACGCCTTCTGCAAGAAGTGGCAAAGTCGGTTCACCAAGGAGGAGGCCGACGCCGCTAAGGAGTACATGATTCAGCACGTGGACGCCGATATGGAGGTGCGAATCAAGTACGTCGAAACCGTAAAGCAAGTCATCGTCATCCAATTCAACGACGGTACCATCACCGACGTCGCCTTGGTCCGAGACGGGGAGACGCCGGAGCAAACCTTCGCACGCCGGTGTGAATCCGGTGACGTCGACGACACCGATTACAGCTACGAAACCACCACCCTCACGGAGTAGTCGCCATGTGGCTCTTCTCACGATACGGCTACGTGTCAATCGTAGCACACACCAACAAGACGGAGATGATGCTCCGATTCCGGGCCAAGGTCGACGCACAGGCTCACAAGAAGTACGCCGTGACGGTACTCCCGAAGGGCAAGAGGCGGGTGAAGATTCACCACACCCCTAAGGCCGACTACCCCTTCCGCTTCCTCATCCCGGTCGACGTGTTCCCGGCGTTCCTCGCCGGGCTCGCCGCCACCGTCGACTACCCCAACTTCAAGAGTGCGGTGACACCGGACCTCACCACCAAACGCCACCGGGCGTACCTCAACGTCTGGAGCGCCACCCACCGCCTCTCCGACGCCGACGTTGACGAGACGCACCGGGGTGAAAATCGACTGTACCTCCCTTCGCAGACGAGGTACGAGACGGAGGAGCTCCGGGCCAAGACGCCGGACGAGCTTGACGACATCATCGCCTCCCTCGACAGTGTCGGCTCTCCCACGGACTTCATCCGTGATACGTGCCCCGATTGTGACGGGCTGGGCTTTACGGAAGACGGGCCGTGCAAGACGTGTCGGGGTACGGGCGAAGTGAAGGAGGAGGTATAACTCACCATGAAACGCCTCTACCGCCACCGCAACTTCCGTCCCGCCGCTCTGGGCCTCATCAAGGCCGCGAATCAAATCATCGCGGAGTACCAAGCCGCGGGCTACTCCATTACCCTCCGCCAGTTGTACTATCAGTTCGTCTCCCGGGATTTGCTCCCCAACAAGCAGGAGGAGTACAAGCGGCTTGGAGACGTCATTAACGACGCCCGCCTCGCCGGGCTGGTGGACTGGGAGGCCATCGAGGACCGGGGGAGGTACCCCCGGGAGAATGCCCATTGGGACTCCCCGCAGGACATCATTGACGCCTGCTCCCGCCAATTCCGGTTCGAGAAGTGGGCCAACCAGCCGAAGGCCGTGGAGGTGTGGGTGGAGAAGGACGCACTCATCGGCATCGTGGAGCAGGTGGCGAGGGAGGAGGATTGCGTGGCCTTCTCCTGCCGCGGGTACTCCTCCGCCACCGCCATCTACAACGCCGAGCAGAGAATTCTCAAGCGGGCCGTCAAGGGCCAATCCACCACCATCCTCCACCTCGGCGACCACGACCCCTCCGGCATGCACATGACGGAAGACGTGCGGGGGCGGATTGAGGAGATGCTCGCCAACGATTGGTACCACGACGTGATGGTGCCGAAGGGGCTCGGGCACCTCAGTAAGTTTAGCCAAATCTTCCTCAACATGGAGGAGGCCGGCGTGGGCTTCTCCGTCGAGCGCATCGCCCTCAACATGGACCAAGTGGAGGAGTACAACCCGCCGCCCAACCCGGCTAAGGAAACCGACGCCCGCTTCAAGAAGTACCAAGCGCAGTACGGGGACGAGTCGTGGGAGCTCGACGCCCTCGACCCCACCGTGCTGGCAGACTTGATTCGCACCAACATCGAGGCCAACCGGGTTGCGGTGTTGTGGGAGCAATCCTTAGAGGAGGAGCGGAAGGCCCGACTCGGCATCAAGGCCGTGGCTAAGCAGTGGGAGAAATGCCGGAGGCACGCCGAGTGGTTGAGTGAAGACGCGGAGTGATTGTATAACTTGTGAAGGAGATTCGCCATGATGACGGTTGGCTACATATCACCGACACAGGCACGGCAAATCCTCAAGATTCTCCGGGCCTCGAAACTCCGGGGCGCCAAGACTCGGGCCAAAGAGTGGGAGAAGATGATGGAGGACGCCACTATCGGCATCGACGGCCCCGGGAAGTGGGACACGGATTTCATGGTTGCGTGCTCTGACGAGTACGAGCGGGAAATGATGGAAGACGATTAACCCTTAACACCACCTTGGCGGGTGGTAGAGAGTAGAGGAAGACGATGTCGGCAGTGGCAGAGAAGCAACGCAAGTCGCAGAAGGGCAAGCCCAAGGCCCCGCGGGTGGACTTCGAGCACCGCCCGCAGGATCAACTGGCCCGCAAGTTGGTGAAGGCGGGTACGACGCACGAGGTGGCGGCGAAGCGGGCCGGGCTAAAGGTGTCTCGCGTCGGTACCATTACGAAACACATGCGCCGCAAGGGCGAGCTCCCCACCCTCCGGGACCGACAGGGGAAAACGGATTGGGTTAAGCGCATCATCGCCCGGTACGACGACTTGATTGAGCAGTGCCAGCGGTTGCGTCAAGACGTGAAGGAGACTCTTCATGGCCACAACAAATAAACTACCCCGGGAGAATCACATCTCCCTCCAACTCCGGTTCCCCGACCAATACTCGGAAATTAATCAACAGATGGGAAAGCTTGACGCAATCCACGCACGTCTCCTCCGCACCGACGGAGTTGACGAGCAGATTAAACTGGCCCGCTCTATGAGGGGCCACGTCGCCGTCATGCTCAAACAACTGCACGACATCCGGAGGAAGTTGTGAGGTGAGGTGTATATCTCACCATGAAGACGACAGAAGAAACGCCAACCAAGCCGGCCGGTGACTTGCACGTCAAGTACCGGCCGGATTCCTTTGATAACGTCATCGGGCACGAGGGCGTCGTCAAGTCGGTACAAAAGGTCCTCGCCGGGAAACTCGGCAGGGCTTTCTTGTTTGTCGGCCCCCCGGGCTCCGGGAAGACGACGCTCGGGCGAATCATCGCCCGCAGGGTGAAGTGTCACAAGCACAACCTCTTGGAGATTGACGCCGCCTCCAAGTCGGGCATCGACGACATGCGCACCCTCACCGAGTCCCTCTCCCTCTCCCCGCTCGACGGGGGCTCCAAGGTGGTGATCCTCGACGAGGCGCAGGGGCTGAGTAAGCAGGCGTGGGACTCCCTCCTCAAGACGATCGAGGAGCCCCCGCCCCGCGTCTATTGGGTGCTCTGCTCCACCAACCCGGGGAAGATCCCGCCCTCCATCCAGTCCCGGTGCCAGAAGTACACGCTCACCGGGGCCAACAACGAACAACTCCGCACCCTCCTCGACCACGTGGTCGAGCAGGAGGGGTGGGAAACCCCGTCGGAAGTGCTCGGCATCGTGGCCAAGAAGGCCGACGGGAGTTACCGCAACGCCCTCACCTACCTCGCCCAAGTGTACGAGTGTGCGACGCGGAAGGAGGCCCTCGAAGTCATCAAGACGGTTTCTCTGGACGACGGGGAGGTGGTGGACCTGTGCCGTGCCCTGTACAACGGCAACCCGGGTTGGGAGGAGTGCCAGCGCCTTCTCGCCCCGCTCAAGGAGCAGAAGCCGGAAACCCTCCGCATCGTGCTCACCAACTGGTTCATCCAAGTGGCCCTCACCGACAAGAGGCCGCTGACGGTGGGCCGGGCTCTTGAGGTGTTGTCGGCGTTCGACACCCCGTACCCCGACTCGCCCAACATCGCCCCCTTCGTCGTGTCACTGGCACAACTCACCATGGGAGAATGACGTGAAGAAAACCAACGTCCAGCTCGAAAAGTACAAGGCCATGGAGTCGCAGCTAGTCATTGACGAGCACGACTTGGACCACGAAGCCATGGCCCAGCCCCAGCGGTTCAACGACGCGGCCAAGGAGTCCGCCCGGGCGGAGAGCCGTGCCGAGGCGGCGAAGGACAACTTGAAGACGGTGGAGGCCGAGTTGGAGTTGGAGCTACGCGAGCGGGCCGAGACGGAGGGGAAGAAGAGCACGGAGGCCACCATCAAGGCACAGGTGCAGATTCACCCCCGGCGCAAGGAGGCGTACTCCGAGTACCTCCGCGCCAAGCTCGACGCCTCCAAATTCGACGGGCTCAAGGAAGCCTTCAAGGACCGCTCGTTCATGATCCGCGAGTTATCCGGCATGTGGCTCGCCGGGTATTTCCAGAAGACGAGCATCGACGGCACCGCCAAGCAACGCGACGAGGTGGACTACCGGGTGGCCAAGGAAGCCTTGGCTGCGGAGCGCAAGCGGCGGAAGGTGAGGCGCGGTCATGATTGAGTTGCTCCAACTCATCCTCATCCTCGGCTCCCCCGTCGTCGTGTATATCTTCGTGTACGTGAGCGGTAAGGCGTGGTACACGGCCAAGCACCAAGCCTTCGAAAATTACACCAAGCGGGCACAGGCTCGCAGAAGGAGATGACGGCCATGAAGAAGTTAAAACTCAACCCCAAGGGCGACAAGAAGCAGAAGCCCAAGTTCGTTTACCGGGAGCGCTCGGAGGCGCAGAACCAGAAGCGGATGAACCAGCGCGGCGGGGCCAGCTTCGACCCCATCATGTCCGACGTGTACCCGAAGTTTTCCCCCAAGGCCGGCGACCACACCATCCGCATCCTCCCCCCGACGTGGGAAAACCCCGACGGCTTCGGGCTCGAAGTCTTCGTCCACTACGGCATCGGCCCCGACTCCTCCACGTACCTCTGCAACAAGAAGAACAAGGTGGAGCACGAGGACACCGGGTGCCCCGTCTGCGTCGAGCTGGACCGGGCCAACGCCGAGGGCGAGGACGAGTACGGGGCCAAGATTGCTCCGCGCAAGAAGGTGCTGGTGCTCGTCATCGACCGCAACGACGAGAAGAAGGGCCCGCAGTGGTGGATGATGCCGTGGAAGGGCGAGCGCGACATCGTCAAGGCGTCGTACAACAAGAAGACGCGGGAGACGCTCAAGGTGGACCACCCGGAGGAGGGGTACGACGTCAACTTCACCGTCACCGGCACGGGGATGAAGACGGAGTACAGTGCATGGGCCGTCGAGCGCGACTCCTCCCCGCTCTCCGACGACGAGGACACGATGGCCGCGTGGCTGGAGAAGATCGCCGAGAACCCCCTGCCCGAGCAGCTCGTCTTCTACTCGGAGGAGTACCTCGCCGGCGTCTTCTCGGGCAAGAGCTCGAAGAAGAAGGGCGACGACGACGACGAGGACGAGGAGGATGACGACGACACCGGCTCCACCCGGTCCGAGCGCTCCTCCAAGAAGCCCTCCAAGAAGTCGCGGTCCCGCGACGAGGACGAGGAGGATGAGGAGGAAGACGACGGGGAGGAGGAAGACGAGGCCCCGCGGAAGGGCAAGGGGAAGAAGTCGGCCCGTGACGAGGACGACGACCTCGACTCCGACGACGACGAGGATGAGGAGGAAGACGAGGAGGAGGAGCCGGCGCCCAAGAAGGGCAAGGGCAAGAAGTCGTCGGCCCGCGACGAGGAAGAGGAGGAGGACGACGACGAGGAAGACGACGACGAAGAGGAGGAAGAGGAAGACGAGGAAGAGGAGGAACCAGCCCCCAAGAAGGGCAAGAGCAAGAAGAAGCCCGTCGTCGACGAGGATGAGGAGGAGGAAGACGAGGACGACGACGAGGATGAGGATGAGGATGAGGAAGAGGAGAAGCCCAAGAAGGGCAAGAAGTCGTCGGCTCGTGATGAGGATGAGGAGGAAGACGAGGACGACGAGGAAGAGGAAGACGAGGATGAAGAGGAGGATGAAGACGAGGATGAAGAGGAGGATGAAGACGAGGATGAGGACGACGAAGAGGAGGAGGCTCCCAAGAAGAGCAAGCTCAAGTCGGCCATCCGCGACGGGTTGAAGGGCAAGAAGAAGTAGACCAGCCGGCCCGGAGTGCCTCCCGGGGATACCTCGGCCCCGCGCGGAGGCCGCCAACATTCCGAGCCGGAGCACCGCCACCCGTGGGAACCACAACCCCCACGGGTGGCTTTTCATGCAGGAGACGACAGATGGAACGCGTGAAGATCAAAGAAAAGTCGACGGAGGCCAAGCCGGCCAAGAGTAACGGCCGGTACCTCCCCCCGGAAATGGACGTCGAGCGGTTCTCGTCGGGGTGTACCCTGCTCGACTGTTCGCTGGGCGGCGGGTACGCCAAGCGGCAGGTGCTTAACATCGTCGGGGACAGCTCCACCGGCAAGACGCTACTGGCCATCGAAGCCTGCGCCAACTTCTCCCGGTCCGTGCGGCGGAAGGATCGCACCCCCGTCATCCGGTACCGCGACAGGGAGGAGGCCTTCGACGTGCCGTACGCGGAGAGCGTCGGGCTCCCCTCCGACTGCGTCGACTTCGGCGACGTCGACCCGAAGACGGGCGAGTTGATCCCCGTGGAGACGGTGGAGGAGCTGGAGCGGGACATCATCAAGTTTTCCGACAAGCTCAAGTCCGACGAGGACGGGCTCTACGTCGTCGACTCCCTCGACGCCTTCACCGACGAGCAGGAACTCAAGAGAGACGCCGACGGCAAGGGCTCCTACGGCACCGGCAAGGCCAAGCAGATGTCGGCCCT